CAAATCACGGACTGCGCTCGGAGACACCTGGCTGGTCTTTCTTTCGGACGGGGGTTCGACTCCCCCCGCCTCCACCAGTGGTATACAGAAAGAGTTTGAAGGTAGCTTCAAACTCTTCTTCATATATAAAAACCTTGATCAAGTAACGGTCAAGTAGCCTTTTGGTAGTAAGTGAATCATCTGCCTTAAGAGCTTCATACTCCTTATATAAATAGGCCAGTATCATTTCATACGTGAATGAGCTGGCTTTTGTTTTGTGCTCAGCTTCTTGTAGACGGTTTACTAATATAATTTTTTCTGATTCCCGCTGATCCAACCGGGCTGCCAATTCTTTTGATGCAGCCCCATCCTCAATTAACTCCAGCATATTATTAATCTTGACCTGGACTTTAGCCAGTTCTGCTTTAAGGTATACAATTTCTTTATTTGATTCTCCACCGAGGTTTTTAAAACCTTTCTGCAACTCCTTTGCTAATTGAGGAAATACTTTGGGGTTTAGATAACGATTCTCTAATTCCTCTAATACTTGACGCTCAATTATATCCTTACGAATCATTTTTAATTTACATGAATGCTGGCGGTCACGTTTACCGCACATATAATAATCATATCTGATTTTTTTCTCAGAATAGTTTTTTGATGTTCCTACCATTGCCGCACCGCATAAACCACAGAAAATCTTACCTGAAAGGAGATAGGGCCGAGTTGCTTTTAACCTGCTCCGTTCTCCTTCACCGGTGCCTTTTTTCCTACCATTTATTTTTGCCTGAACTCGATCCCATAACTTTTGCTCAATAATTTGAGGCATACCACCGGGTATTCTAATTACCTGTTCAGCAGGTTTTTCTTTGCGATTATTTCGCATACCTTTAACCTTGTGTGGCCGGCGGTTATAAGTGTATATTCCAAGATATTTTTCATTCCGGAGGATGTCATGGATTGAGTTCTTAGAAAACAGATTACCGGTTTTAGTTTTATAACCGGCAGAATTTAGATCCTTAACAATTGCATCATAACTTAACCCGGCATCATACATTTCAAATATTTTGTGCACTGCATGGGCTTCCCGTTCATTGAGAATATATGTTTGAGTCTCCTTATCCACATCAAAGCCAAGAGCAGGCAATCCACCATTATGTTTACAAGCCCGGGCATTCTTTTTATGCCCCTTCATGACCTCTCTGGCCAGATCGAGCGAATAATACTGATCCATACCCTCAAAAAATGTTTCAAGCATCATAGCTTCAGGGGTTTCCTCATTCAGCATGGGCTGAGTAACATAAATTACCTTTTTATCATTTTCACGGAGCATCTTTTTATATATAGCGGCATCCCATTTATTTCGTGCGAAACGATTAGTTTTATGCACCAGAACATAATCGTATTCCATGTCGGATGACTCAGATATCATATTCAAAAAATCATCCCTATTCTCATCACTGGTACCAGTTTCAGCTTCGTCAGTATATATTTTTAAAATCTCACAGTCATTTTTAGCAGCCCAATCTCGGATATCATAAAGCTGTTCATCAATACTTTCCGGGCTCTGATTGTCACTGCTGTAACGGGCGTAGGCTACTGCCTTCTTCAAAGGGAATCGCCTCCATTGGTTTTGTTTTATGTCTCTATTTATATAATTCGTCGGTTATTATATATATATAATCCACGGTATTGTTATCTTTGGTAAAAACTGATATTTCATATAAGTCAGGTATGTTACCATAAACAATAGAGTTTGGGCCGTTATCCCAATCAATATCTTCTGGTATGGGATTAATGCCAAGTTGACTTAAAATAGATGGATCTTCTTGGTATTTTACTGGAGTACTCGGAATAATAGTAATTCTGGCAGCTTTGCTATCGATGAATTTAATTTCGGTTCCATCCTTATATGTATTCGTAGGACAATTAGGTATCCATTCCTGTGTACCGGAGTATCTCCATTTCCCATCTTCAGTTGAAGTAGGTTGACCCAAAAGGGATGAGACTTCAGATTCTGTTTTATTTGCCACCTTAAGCACATTAAAAATAATACTCGTTGCATTCTCCTTAGGATTATTGACCTCGACTGCAGCGTTCTGCTTCTCTCTATTGATGTTTGCGTTTTCCTCACCACAGCCTGGGACTGTGCTCATCATCAGCAAAGCTAAAAATACCATTACTATTGACCGGCATGATTTCATTTATTATTCCTCCCATCTTCCCCATTAAATTTATTATTAACATGTAATCGTTTGTATGTCCGGCAATTTAATCCGATACGTTACCATCTCTTCTGTTACATTAAAGTAATCTGCGAGAGTCCACCTTTCTTGATAGCCACTTTTAATCGCTGCGTAGATCTGCCGTTTTGGCATCAGATACTTAGCAGCCCATCGAAGTGCTTTATATTCGGCCTTTGATGTAGCAAGCCTGTCACGGTAATTGAAATATGGCTGGCACAAGCAATGTCTGTCCAAAGTAAAGTGGTGCCCTAGTTCTTCTGCAAATACACATCTTAGTAAGGGTGTATTATGATTAAGCGAATGATCTAAAAATATTACCGGTGGCACTTCTGGAGGTGCCCAATATGCTCCTCTAATAGGCGGATTAAAATTCCACCATCTTATATTAATACCCTCTTTTTCAGCGATTACAAGCATTGCTTCCATAAATAGCACCTCTTGTCGAATATACATATAATAAGTCGATAAGGGTAAATATGAAAACGACCTGCTTTTTACAGCAGGTCATTTTTTTTCTTGAATTCGTCTAAATAAGCTTTTTGGGCAGCTTCCATACTACGAATAGCGTCTTCGGGTAAATCATCCATAGGGTTATCATCCCGATGGGCCGCAAGTGGTTCCCAGTGTTTCCTAGTCTCGTCGATAGTCGTCTTATCATCTTTAGTTTTTAAAGCTTCCAGCATTGATTTAATAGCATCTTGGCCCTGCGGAGACAGTTCTCTTATTTGTTCAGCCATTTCTTTAACTGGATCATTATCCTCCGCTTCTGCGATATTATTAAGCTCTTTTATTAAAGCTTTTTTTTCGGATTCTAATAATTCAACATTCGGCAACATACTAAGTGGTACTCCGTTTGTAACTGCATATAGTTCCAGTGTTTTAAGTAAAACTGCTACTATTCCTTCTGGAGTACCCATCCCACGTTCATCTTTCAAGATACTAATAGATTTCTTCAGTAGATTGCGAAAATTACTTTGTATTTTATCTTCGGTACCTAGCAAATAGTCGTCCGTAACATCAAAATATTCAGCAAATCTATGGAGGGTATCGTAGTCTGGTTCTCTTGTTCCTTGCTCGTAATTGGCTATTTGCCCACGTGACAAGCCGAGCTGATCAGCAAGATCATATTGGCTGATACCTTTTTGTTTTCTTAGTTCACGTAGACGTTGATTAAACATTTAAAATACCTCCTATCGCTAATTATAGGAAACAATAAGTTTCTAGGTCTACCTTGGACACAAAAAGTTACAAAATACTTGACAGACACTATATGTTTCCATATACTTTTAATAACGGAAACAAACAGTGTCCATTAAGGAGGCGAATAAATTGATAAATAAGAAAATGATAGAACTACGAGATAATAAAACAAAAACTTCTGTAGCCGACGATTTAGGTATTACTAGACAAATGCTTGGTGCCATTGAATCTGGGAAACGTAATCCTTCTCTTAAGCTTGCCCAAAAAATCGCCGATTACTATGGGGTATCAATTGAAGAAATTTTTTTTGAAGAAAAAGGACACGATATGTTGCCAAAACAGTATACCGGTACGGATGGTTAACCCCAGTATTACCTCTGCTGTAGAAATCTAAACCTAAGGAGATAGACCTAATGCTGATAATCAGGAGGGATCTTATGTTAGTGATGGCCCGCGTAACAATACGTAAAACACTCAAAGGTGAGTTATTGGAAGAGCGAATTGAACCCCTACCCGATGACCCCCGTCCAGAGGTTGCCTTTTTAGGCAAGCTCTACGCCGAAAAACTAAGCAAATACCCTCATTTCATTGAGTTCTGCGATAACTATCGCAAAGAACATAATATAGCCTGATTCAGTTTAATAAAGATCTTTTCTATAACATACCAGCAAATCTTGTCGTATCAAACTGGTTAATTATGACAGAGAGGAGGTGAAGATAAGATGTCAGTAGCTGAAAACCATGCAGGAGAAATGTTAAAAGAAGCATTATTCCGTTCCGGCACACCCACAAAAGCACTTGCAGCCGAAACTAATTATTCCGTGGATGCTTACTATTTAGCGATGAATGGAAAACGTAAAATACCCCAGGATGCCAGAGAAAAAATTGCTTCCGTGAGCATTCTGGCCGGACTGGCAGTAGCAATGGAAGCCACCGGGTACAAGCTTTTTAGTTTCATATCAGGGGACAGGCATCCACAAACGCTGATTCGCAGAGTTGAGAAAGAGGACCAGGAAGCAGACGCAGCGCTGAAACAAATTCCGTTCATTATCCTTGATAAACAAAAACCGGAGGATTTAAGTAGCCAAGAATTAGAAATGGTTCGAAAAGCAGGTAGAGAAACATGTGATCGCATTCGAGCCGATTTGAACCTGATTTGCGAGTTGGATGATACTTATCGGTTGGGATTAATCAATTATCTCTTAGATAAAAAAGAAAAAGACCGCTAATCAAGCGGCCAGATAAAAACTTCTTAACACAAAGTATACCACAGCCCCGGACAAGGGGCAAGGCACGAAAGGGGACGAGAGTATGGATAAAGACTATAGACAAGAATTTAAAAACCGGTTGCGGGCGGATTACAACATGCCTGATAACGCCATAACCGATGCAATAACGGAAGCGACCGCAATCTGCGTAGATCGCGGCTATGCGGAAATGGCACCGCTCAGAGAAAAGTATGATTATTTGATCTGCCCTTGGTGCGGACATCTACACCATTGCGAAAGATGTATAAATGCCATGGTGGCAGCAGCTGCTGAGACCGATAACCAGTAAATTAACATCCGCCCCCATCTGACCCCAGCTTGGGCAGGTGGGGGCAAAACATAAAGTTGGTGACGTGGTGAATAACCTCAATGAAGATCGCCAGATCGAGAGAAGTATAGACAATTTGTTGAACATAATTAAAGATCTCCAGGAAGAACGTGATCAATTGTTTGAAAAGCTGGGGAGCTATGCCGGTGGTAGGTCCGACCACTCCCTGGCACAGGGAGAGGCAAGCGGGGGGTTCGAATCCCCCCGGCCAGGCTCCATTCGAGGGGAGGAATATCATTTGACGAGAAGAGCAGTAGGCTTTGATAGTTATTATTCGGGACAGGCTCAACATCTGATCGATTGGGAATATAGCCAGTTGAAAAAGCAGGGCAAAATTGCCTATATAGACGTAACCAGCGCAGCTCTTAAGCAATTAAACAGACCTTTTCACTTGAGAATATGGAACAAGGTACGAGTCTTTCTAAACAGGCCGACGGTGCAGGTATTGCTGTTTTTGGCTGTGACGGGACTATTTATAGGCGAGTAGGGAATAGTTTGTTTTCGTAACAACCCGAGACGTCAGAAAGTGAGGAGGATATCTTAATGAAATACACTATCGAAAGCATTGGCGATATACCACATGTTCAGAATGTTGGAAAAGGCTTAGGAGTGTATATGAACGGTGCCATTTTTCGTGAAAACGTTATATCTAAGATTGTGATATTTAAGTTTATCGGAAGCGATGAACCACACATATTCGTTGAATTATATCTCGGCAATATCAGTATTGCTACATGGATCGTAAAAGAAGTTGTTATTACTAAGGAAAGGTATCTTCCTCAAGGAGAAGAAAAAGAAGGCAGATTGCATGGTTATACTATTAGACTGCCATATGATTTTGAAAAGTGATGTAAGGGAACTGGAGGTGACCGCGAAGTGATGTTGTTTAAACCCGAACACGCTCAGATGATTCTCCGGAGAAAGAAAACCCAGACCCGGCGGACTGGGAAGAAACGCTGGAAGGTTGGAAAAATATATCAGGCCAAAACCGGCCATAGGGGATCAGAACCATTTGCATATCTGCTGATTACAGGCCTGCGCCAGGAATTTTTGGGGCAGATTACTGACCAAGATGCGTGCCGGGAAGGATATCCTCATATCCCCGGGTACCGAAAAATATGGAAAAAGATTAACGGCCGCTGGGATCCACATCAGTTGGTCTGGGTGGTTGACTTCGAGCTGGCCACGGAGGTTGAATATCAGGCGCAGCGGAAGGGGGCGGCTTAAATAATGAAAGCAATTACTCTTTGGCAGCCTTGGGCTTCACTGGTTGCTATCGGCGCGAAAAAATACGAAACCCGGAGCTGGGCAACATCGTACCGAGGCCCAATAGCTATTCACGCAGCGACGAAAAAACCGCACCTTGTTGCTTATCCGCCTGTTGATGTTGCAATACGATCCGCGGAAGTGCTGGGTTTCCCAGCCGACATAAGAACCGTTGACGCTCTTTGCTCTTTGCCGCGGGGATGCGTTATTGCTATAGCAGAACTGGTCGAGTGTTGGAAGATAGTCGACAGATATTACACCGTATATCCAAAGGTCGGAGATGCTAGATGTATAGAGGCTAGCGGTAAAACGGGCAATGTTGAGGGTGACGAAATACTATTTGGTAACTGGACACCGGGCCGGTACGCTTGGCAGCTGGAGAACGTGCACCAGCTGGTTACACCTATCGAGGTCAAGGGTCATCAGCGGCTCTGGAACTGGCAACCACCTGAGGAGGTGCAATATGCTTAATCAGGCAATAAAGAAGCTTAAGGCGGAAATGGAGAAGGATAGTAATTCATATGTCCAGGTGGTGGGTGGATTCCTGCTGCAGCACCTGCAGTCCAATCCGGAATCAGCTGAAAAAATATTGGCAGATGATAAGTCAATCGCTAAAAGTTTAGACGCAATGCGGAAGGCAGCTGAAAAGAAAAAAGTCGGAAGCTGTGCGGTCCTCACGGATCAGGAAGGGTTCGAAATAGTCTTAAAATACTTCGGCATTGAACATGCAAAAATAGCGCCATCTGTTGAGCTAACTCCACCGGCACAAAAGGCGGAGGGCCCTAGCATCGTGGATTTTGATATCCGGTTGGAAGATCTTCTGTAAAGGCTGGTGATTAAATATGTACGAGGAATACATGGAACATTTTATCCCGGATATAAGCAAAGAAATAGAGCAGTATGCAACAGAAACGGTATTCAAATTGAGTCGATATATATTCACCTGGCGCGAAGGCAAGCAGCAATACGGATACTGCACCAACTGCCACAATGAATTCAAAACCAAGCTTATCCATAATGATAAATTTGAATGCCCATTTTGCAAAAGTTTATGTACAGTCAAGTCCAGCGGCCGGGGAAGAAAACACTTGGTGGACGATGCCTATTTTTTATACTACGAAAAATCAGCTAAAAATCCGCAAGCAATAGTAGCCAGAGGGATTTTGGCAGTACGAGATTATAGCGGAGATTACAGGCGGGTGAAAACCCAGTATTTAGAAACAGCACGTTATATATTTGAAATGGGTAATAGCATCATGTTTACCAGGTATGGATATTATTCTGCGGAAAAAACAATGAAAACATGGGAAGACTGGCAAAAGCGTGCCGGAATATTCTCCATGTTTAATCAGACTTATGTCCAAAGAATAAGATTTCATCGTACTTCTTATGAAAGCATTAAGACAGCTATAAAAGGAACTCCATTTCAGTACAGCACCATCGAAGAGTATTTTAATTTTCCTACGGAATTATTTTTCAATCTATATTCAAAGTATCCCTGCATTGAATACCTTACTAAGCTCGGTTTTCAGGGACTTATCCGGGACAAACTTAACGGGTATGCCACATATGGAGCAATTAACTGGCGGGGAAACACTTTACTTAAGGTCCTTAAGCTAACTAAAAAAGACCTGAAAGAAATTAAGAAGGCAAATATTGACCTTGACCCCTTGACTCTATGTTTATATCAGATATCACAAAAAGACGGTTCCAACCTGAATTTTGATGAGATCACTGAGATAGCAAAGAAACTGTATTTCACTAAAAATTTTAGAATGATTCTCAAACATACTTCTCTTAGGCAGGCTGATAAATATATAAACCAACAGCTTAAACTCAGTAAACAGCAACGAGAGAAGGAGAAAGCCCAAAAGAATGGCCATTATCGACATGTTTTTTACAATCAAAGTGATGTTGCTAGATACTGGCTGGATTATTATGCCGACTGTCAAAAGCTGCAGATGGATATTACCAAGAAAAATGTACTTTTTCCCCGGGATTTATATAAAGCTCACCAAAATACAATCAAGCAGGTAAAAATTCATGGTAATAAACTGCTGGATGAAAAAGTAAAGGCCAGGAGTGGGCACATAAACACAAAGTATGGATTTACAAAGTATGGATTAATAATCCGGGCAGCTGCCAACACCAAGGAATTAATTAACGAAGGACGATCACTGAACCACTGCGTAGGGACCTATGCTGATAGATATGCTGCCGGTAAAACCACGATCATGTTCATTCGCAAGAAGGAAAATCCGGATAAGCCTTATTATACCGTGGAAATAGTGAAGGATACAGTAATACAGGTGCGAGGGTTAAATAACTGCCAGCCAGATAAAAAAGTAACTAAATTTATTGAAGACTTCAAGAACGCGAAGTTAAGGACTGATACTCAAAAGGTTGCAGTAAGAATTAGGGTACCGGCCTAACCGTGGGAAGGGGAGATTAAATTTATGAGTACCGCCGTTGCGATAAGTCGGACTCCGGATATGATTGCCACGGAGATAAACAGCATTAAAAGTCAAACGCGGATAATGGTGCTTTGCAACAGTATAGAAATCGGCCGCCGGCTGGTGGAAGCCAAAGAAATGCTGCCCCATGGCGAATGGGGAAAATGGCTTGAAACCTCAGTCGATTATTCCCAATCGACCGCCAACAATTTAATGAGGATTTTTGAGGAGTATGGAGCCACCCAATTGTCCTTGTTTGGCTCTGAAGCAAAATCCCAAGCGATTGGAAGTTTATCTTATACTCAGGCCGTTGCACTCTTGGGAGTTCCGGCCGATGAGCGCGAAAAGTTTATAGAGGAGCATGACATAGACAATATGTCCACCCGGGAGCTCCAACAAGCCATTAAAGAGCGCGATCAGGCCATCAAAGCCAAAGAAGAATCTGACAAAAAGTTACAGGATGCCAATCGTGCAGCTGAGGAACTTAAAAAGGCACAGCAACAAGCTAAGCAGGAGATTGATAAATTGCAGACATCTCTTGCCGAGGCCAAAACGGCCGGCAATGAGGATAAAATAGAAAAACTGAAGGCTGAACTTGAAGAGGCCGACGCCCAGTTGCTTCATGCAAACGAAGAGATAGATGATCTGAATAAACAGTTAATTAGCAAGCCTGTTGATGTTCAGGCAGCGGCAGTTGTTGACAAGCTTCCGGAAGAGATAGAAAACGAACTAGCCGAACTCCGGCAGCTGAAACAGAATCGGCAGATTGAAAAGTATTCCGATTGTTTCAAAGTGTTGGTTGCCGATTTCAGGCAGCTCCTAACATCTCTGGCCGAAATCGAGCAGGCGGATCCTGGGACCGGAGAAAAATACAAGCATGCCACACTTGAGCTGATTAGTCAGATGTCAGCCAGGCTTTAGGGGGTGAATGCCATGAAGGTTATGATACTAACTCATACAGGTTGGCAAGATGCGGAACAGCCCGATCTTTTTCGGGGGGGGGGGAAGGAGGCAATTCAATGGAAGGTATAGAGCGCTGTTGCGGTACCTGCAGGTTTTGGATTCCCGAGAGCACACTGGAAGAAATATTAATCACTAAAAGAACAATAAGGCCTCATTGCAGACTTGATGGTAAAACCAGATGGCCAAAAGAAATGCTGGGCTGCCTGGGGTGGAAAGCAGCGGAACAAAAAGAACTAAAGCAGCGCGGTTATGAGGTTGCATAGTAGCGGCGGCACTTATTGATAGTAGGGGGTAACTCATGAGGTTACATAATCGACAGATAAAAGCAACTTTTTGGACGGATCCTGATATACTTCAGTGGCCGCGTGAAAAACGGTGGTTTTATCTTGGCCTTGTCCAGTTGGCTGATGATAGCGGGTGCATAGAAGATTCAGTATTTGCTTTTAAAATAAGTCTATTTCCATCACCTGTTGATAATGATGTCACTCTCGACATTATCAGCCAATGGAGAAATGAGTTGGTTAGCGAAAAAAAGTTAGAGCCTTATCAAGTAGCAGATAAAGATTATCTATTTATATCCAATTTTCATAAACATCAAACGTTAGATAAACCAACACCTCCTTCTAAAGCCAGTATACCACTACCGCCATGGATTGAGTGGGTTCAGGGGGACAGTAGACGCAAAAGCCACTATGTTGTCCGGGACAAGTCCGGGACGTGTCCGGGTATAACCGGAACTATAACCGGAACTATAACCGGAACCCAAACTGGAACCAATAATTCTTGCGTGCCTGACAGCACAAGTGAATGTTCGGGAACCCCGGCTGAGAACTTGTTTCCTGGAGATGAGGGAGCGCAGTCTGAAGCAGATGCAGAGACTGGCAAAGGTACCGAATATCCCGAAGAATTTGAGATATTTTGGAAAGCTTACCCCCGGCACAAAGAAAAACAAGCGGCGTTTAAGTGCTGGCTAACCCGTAAAAAAGAAGGACACCTGCCCCGGGATATGTTGATAGCAGCTGAAAGATATGCTGCCGAATGTAACCAGTTAAGTACAGCTGAGAAATTTATTAAACAGGCTAAAACTTTTTTAGGTCCTAATAAACCGTTTTTAGATTACCTCGATGACGAATTACTCCAGCAGGAAAGGGGGAAGGGCAATGAACGCCAGGCGTCAACAGGAAACATGGGATCAATACGGCGAGAGAGTGCGGCAGATGAGCGTATTGCACTTAGAACGGCTCAATGCCAGTCCGTTACAAGAGATAGCGGTACATAATCCAAATGATTGTCCATTTAAATCAGAACCCCGGTTATATGTTATTTATTCCGAGGCCAATCCACCTGACAAATGCACGAAATGCAGAGAGAATGGCGGCCAGTTCACAGAGATATTAGGGGAACCGGAATTACATAGAATCCAGTACGATACCCGGCAATGTCTGAAAGAAAAGGCATACCGTGAAGCAATTAAACAAAGCGGTTTAATCGGGAACGAAGTCAATCATAAATTTAATACAGCTATTTTAGACAAGCATAATGGGCAGTTATATAAGTTTCTGCAAACCTGGGATACCCGGAAACCGGCCGGTATTTATATCTATGGTGATCGGACTAAACAGAATCCCGGCGGAAATGGAACTGGTAAAAGCTATGTGCTGCATTGTTTGGTAAACCGTTTTGCGAGCGCCGGCCGGAATCCAATATATGCACAAACCGTTGAACTGCTGCAGGAAATCAGAGCAACATACCAGGATGGAGCCAAGCGATCAGAAGACCAAGTATTATATAAATACAAAAACGCTGATATCTTGCTTTTAGATGATTTTGGTAAAGAACGATTAAGAGATCCGGAATGGGCTGGAGAGAAGTTTTATTTCATAATCGATTACCGGATCCGCGCCGGCCTACCGCTGGTGATAGCATCAAACTTTACCCTGCCGGAAATAGAAATACGGTTCGGAGCAAATCACGGCCCGGCCATCTACAGCCGGTTAATAAAGCACTGCCAGCTGTGGAAGCTGGGAGGGCCCGACCGAAGGATAGAGGTGGTTTAAATGCCGGTAATGATACCACCTAAACAAAGTGGAATTGCGGGATGCAGGCTGAAAGGGATATCGCTAAACTGGGATGATATAAAAGAACGCGGATGCACTGACCCTTTAAAGCAGCGGCGTGTCGTTTGCAAGCATTTTGATTATTATGGCGGTACCCGGGCCAGAAAGTGTTATCCTCCAAATTGCTGCATAAAAGACGCCGGCAAGTGTAAGGACATGGATTTGATAGAGACTGGATAGTGCGCAGTATGTTAAAACTGTGAAGGAAAGGAGAGCTATCAATGAAAGCAATAATTTGTAACCGTTGTAAGAAAGTCATAAATGAGGACGATATAGAGGCCATTGAGGTTTTACCTCCCCAGCAGCGACGGTTATATCCATATGGGAAAGAAGAATTTAGACCATCTCAGGTAAATGAAGTGGACGAAAACCAGAATTTGCATTACTGCGGTGAGTGCAAAGAAGCGTTTTATGACATTTTAGGATAATTACGCAGTCTGTTATAGATGCGAAGCAGAGGAGGTAAGTTAAGGTGAATAGATATAAAAACAAACATTATGGGAACTGTGATTATTGCGCAAATAATGGGAGTTCTTGTTGTGATGAATGTGAACATTACGAACATGATTATTATGACTTCTGGGAAGAAGATACCCCGGAAGAAATAGCCAAGCGAGAAAAGGCTGAAATTGAAAAAGCCAATAAGGAAGCCACCCATGAGTACATTGAATTGGATATATCTGATGAGTTTAAACAAGCCTTTGATAATGCAAAAAAATGTGCTGCTGTACAACACGAATTTAGGCCAGTTTTAATGGGAGTGTTAATGACCCAAGATGGATATATGGTAGCTTCAAATACATTTCTGTTATGCAAAATCAAGTACGATTGCATCCCGGAATGTCTAAAGGGCCGTGTAGTAATCACACTGCAAGACGGGCAAGCGGGAATAAATCATGGAAGTTTCCCAGATTATGAACCAATTTTAGATGTAGCAAGGCTCAAAACCACGCCACTATCTCAAGTTACAAGGACGTTTAAAAGCAAAGACTCAGATCAAAGCTATGGTTTTAATCAATCGCTTCTACAGTTAGATGATTCGATCGTTGCATTAGACGATGCTAAGTTGCAATTAGCATTAAGCATACTTCAAGGCGACATTAGACTTTATTACAAACCCGGGGAAATACTGTACCCACTGGTATTTGAAGGTTCGAATGGAGTTGTGGTAATCGTCCCTTTGAGAGATGGGCAGATACACCAGTAGTTACGCAATTCAATAATTAAACGGCCCAGGGGGAATGAGAGATGATGGATGCATGAAACCCGAAGATATCAAAGATTTGACTGGCTGTAATGTTGATACAAGTTATGGCACTGGCGGGGAAGTTGTATATGTCAGCGATTATTATGATGGCATTAATAAAGACCGTTTTACAATCAATTATATTGATCCACGTGATGGTCACCGCTGCATCATAAACGGAATTAGATGGGAACCGGAAAAGGAAGCTTTTATGCGATACAACACTGATTATATTTATTTCTCAGGAACGCCAAAACCAAGACAATTAACTCTATTTTAAGATTGTGACAACTTCGACTATCAAACAGGATGCAAAGGGCATCCTGCTGCGGAGAAGGAGGATAGATAAAATAATGGAATCATGCTGGCTTATTAATTTCGAATTTACCCAAGGGAGTGAAAAATAAATGGGTTTTTTGATGCGAGATTGCGATGAGTGTGATGAAGTAATAAACCTTCGGCGCCAAGTGAAATCTTTGGAAAAGCTGCAGCAAAAAAATGCCGCCAACTTAGAAGTAGGCACCATAACTTTCAATGCCCTATTTCTTCTCTGCGAGAATTTGGCCAGGAATAATCAGATAGTAGACGATAGGTGTCAGCAATGTATAAAAATTAAAGAGCATGTTAAGAAATATCCCAGCATACCAGAGTTTTTAGTATGCGCCAACTGCCAATTTGCTCGGTGGATGGACGCAGGAAAAGCAATGCACCAAGACCCAGAGGTTCAAGCATGGTCAGAAGCCGATACTCCGGAAAAGGCCATGGCGTTGATTTTTGGAAAGCCCTATGAAGATAACAAACATTGAGATTGCTAATTATTAGTCGGATCCAGGAGCAGAAAACGACAGTTAATAAATTTAGGAGGGGAGGAGACCAGGTGAGTAGAATTTATAGACAAACCGGTCAGGTCAATGAAATAAAGGAACCGACAAAACCTTATAAAAAACCCGGGTGGTATAAAAAAACAGAGCGGTTGCTGAAATACTATAAGAATTTACCCATGGAGATCGACAATCTTAAACTGCAGCTCCGCATGGACCAACTGGTCGGCCAGAGCATAACACAACAGTTTAAGCCAGTGGTAATACAGCATAATTCAGTTTCCTCCCCGTTGGAATCGGTAACAATTAAAGAAGAAAGCATGGAAGAGCGGATCGAGCGTAAAGAAATAATGTTCATAATGATTTCAAACGCAATTAAAACTTTTAACCCTGAAGAAAAAATGATTTACCAACTGCGGTATGAGTTAGAAAAGCGGGAAAAAGAGGTCTACACCAAACTGCAAATGTCCCGCAGCTCTTACTTCGAGCTACAAAAACGGGTAGTTTTAAAAACCGCAAAGTTGTTGGGAATTCCGGTACCTGAGGCAGAACAGCCTGAGGAATGGAAGGGAAAACTATTCGAAGGTATTCCATGGGCAACGCCTTAAAATTGTACTGGACTATTTTCGGACTAAAACCGGACTATTAACGGACTCTAAACCCCAAAAATCCTGTTATAATAGTATCATAGAAATGGAACACAATAAGGAAAGGGGTTCGCACGCTGCAGAGTGCGGGCCCCGGTGTAACGTAATTTAAAGCCTCGGGAAACCGGGGCTTTTCGCTATTCATAGCAGCTGGGCGGTGAGAGTATGAATTTCGTGCAGCCTATCAGAGATCCTAATATGGTAAAGGATATAGCTAATTACTTAAGGAACCGTAGCGAACGTAATTACATTATGTTTTTAATGGGAATCTACACAGGACTCAGAATCTCAGATATTTTGCAGAGACGGATCCTTGATGTTAAAGATAAGAAAAACATAATTATCAGGGAACAAAAAACACAGAAGAGACGGGAGATTGAGATTAACCCATTACTCAAAAAGGAACTTTCAAATTATTGTAAAGATAAGGATCCAGATGATTATCTTATCAAGAGCAGACAGAATTATAACCGACCCATCAGCAGATCAATGGCATATAAAATACTCCATGACGCAGCTGATAAATTTCATATAGAGAGTATAGGTACCCACACATTAAGAAAAACATTTGGGTACCATTTTTATAACCAAACTAAGGATGTAGTCACCTTGCAAAAAATATTTAATCATAGCCATCCAGCGATCACTTTACGTTACATTGGCATAGAGCAAGAATCCATAAACGAAGCTATGAAACGCTTCAAAATATATTAAAAAATAAATGAGTTACCCATATTTATAAAATGTGTAAGTGATATATATTAAAACTTCACAAAGCTATATACTATGGGATTTATAACAGAATTGTCGAGTTCAACACAATAGCCCTTATAGATAACTGGGAGAAGGAAATAAAGGAGAAAAATAATGCCTCAAAAAGCTAAAAAACCATGTGCCCATCCGGGATGCCCACAGTTGGTAACCGATGGGCGCTTTTGTATTAACCATCAGAATGACGGTCAAAAACAAAGAAGGGAGCGTGACCAGTATTATGATGAAATCGTAAGAAATCAAAAGACAAAGTCATTCTATAAAAGTCGAGCCTGGCAGGCGGCCAGACGTAGAGCTTTGATTCGCGACCATTATTTATGTCAGGACTGTTTAAAAGAAGGCCGAATTACCCAGGCTGATACGGTGCATCACCGGGTGGAGATTAGCAAAGACTGGAGTAAGCGATTGGACATAGATAACTTGATTAGTCTCTGTGCTTCTTGCCATAATGCACACCATGGAGGGAGAATGACCATAATTTACCATTAATAGGGGTAGGGCGGGTCAGAAAATTTTCTGCCGCTCTGCTAAAGACCGGAGTCGGCCCACAACGCGCGCGTCCGCAGGTTTCAAATAGGGGCCTATGAAGGTCAAAAAATGTCAAAAAGGAGGTGGGCATATGGGTAAGCGTGGCCCGGCTGCTAAACCGGATGCTTTAAAAAGGTTACAGGGCAACCCAGGCAAGCGTCCTCTGAATAATGCTGAACCTAAGTTTCCTAAATTTACAACAGATGAACTGCCGGCGCCTCCCAGTTGGTTAAGCACACCGGCAAAGAAGGAATGGAAACGACTGGTTCCTGTACTGCACCAGTCAGGAGTATTAACTCAGGTAGACACCGGAGCCCTGGCAGCATATTGCCAAGCGTTTGGTGAATTCGTTGAGGCTACTAAAATTGTTAAGGCCAGAGGATTCACTTATATCAGTGACAAGGAAAATGTGATCCAGCGGCCGGAGGTAGGGATTGCTAACACGGCTATGAAATTGATGGTCAGTATCGCCCGGGAGTTTGGCATGACTCCTTCAGCGCGAAGCAATATTAAGATTGAAGAAGTAGAGGACAGCCCGAATCCTTTTGCGGTATTTATAGGTGGGAAGAAGGATGCCTAAATCAGATTTTAAAAAGATTGATCGAACCACCAAGTATGCTAAAGAGGTGCTAGCCGGCAACATAATTGTCGGTGAATTGGTGAAGAAAGCCTGCCAGCGCCATATAGATGACTTAAAAAACTCGAAGCGGAAAAGCTTCGAGTTTACTTTTGACCAGGAAGCTGCTGACCGTGCAATAGACTTTTTTGGTTTTCTGCAGCACTCCAAGGGTACCTGGGCCGGCCAGCCTATAAAACTAGAACTCTGGCAGTGTTTTGTGGTGGGAAGCATCTTTGGCTGGAAACATAAAAAGACCAAGCTTCGGAGATTTAGAACCTCTTATATCTCGGTGGCCCGCAAAAACGGTAAGTCTACTATGATGGCCGGTATTGGCTTATATGGTTTATTGGCCGATGGCGAGGCCGGTGCTGAGGTTTACTCTGCGGCCACCAAACGGGACCAGGCACGGATTATATTCGATGAAGCTAAACGCATGGTTAAAGCCAGTCCTGATATTGCCGGTTTTGTGGATGTATTTTCACGGAACCTGAGTGTAGCGCAAACTAATTCAAAATTCGAGGCCTTATCAGCTGATGTAAACAGCATGGATGGACTAAACATCAGCATGGGATTGATTGACGAACTCCATGCGCATAAGACCAGAGAAATGTGGGACGTATTGGAGACGGCCACCGGCGCCAGAACCCAACCATTACTGGCCGCCATAACCACGGCTGGTTTTGATCGGTTTGGGATTTGCTATGAACAGTATGACTATTGCCTTAATATACTCAATGGTACCGTTCAGGACGATACTTATTTCTGTTATATTGCCCAGATAGATAAGGAAGATGACTGGCGGAATCCTGACTGCTGGATTAAGTCCAATCCTAACCTGGGCGTTAGCGTGTTCGCTGATGATCTGGAACGCAAATGCGATAAGGCAAAGGAAATACCGGCCGCGCAGAACAATTTTATATGCAAACATCTGAATTGCTGGGTAAGCCAGACGGTCAGGTGGATGGATATGGACAAATGGTTTGCTTGTCCGGTAGAAGAGATGAATCTCTCAGGGAAGCCTTGCTATGTAGGGTTGGACTTGTCGGCCACCACCGACTTGACCAGTGTTTGTTTGGAGTTTCCGCTTGATGACGGCCGCTTCTATGTAATTTCTCATTCATTTATTCCAGAAGATGCAGTTTTAGAGAAAGAAAAGCGGGATAAAGTACCATATCGCACCTGGGAGCGGGAAAGTTATATTACTTTTACCCCGGGATCCGTTGTGGATTATGAATGGGTGAAGTCTTATATTATCGAAAAAACCGAAATATATGATATCCAGGAGATATGTTTTGACCCCTGGAACGCTACCCAGTTGGCGAATGACTTAAGTAATGAAGGCTTGGAATGTGTCCAGATCCGGCAGGGTTATGCAACTTTAAGCGAGCCTACCAAGGATATTATGACGCTTACCCTGCAGCAGAAGATAATTCATAACAATAATCCGGTTTTAGCCTGGGCCATTGGTAACAGTGTGGTTACCAGCGACCCGGCAGGTAACATCAAACTGGATAAATCAAAAACGACCTTCAGAATTGACCCGGCGGCCGCGCTGGTGACCAGCCATACAAGGGCGCGACTGGGTAATAAGAAAGTTGATGTGAGCGCATACGCTAACAAAGACTTCTTAGAAAAGCTCTGGGGTTAGGAGGTGTATGTATTGGCTCTTTGGGATAAATGGTTTAACCGGATACGAGCAGAAACAGTGGTGCCGATTCCCTTAAACGATCCCACTCTTTTGGAATGGCTGGGTATTGATGCCGGAGAGATCAGTTATAGGGGCAGAAATGCCCTTAAGGAAGCTACTATATTTGCCTGTATTCGCATCTTGGCTGACGCAGTGGGCAAGCTGCCGATAAAGATATACCAGGATAAAGAGGGCAAACAGAGCGCGTCTAGCCATTACCTTGCGCCGTTGCTTAAAAACAGGCCTAACCCATGGATGAGTAGCCGGGACTTTTTTAAGTGTTTGGAGGTACAGCGGAATACTTTCGGTAATGCCTATGCCTGGATCGATTTTGCAAGCACCGGGCGCAAGGCCGGCCAGGTGCAGGGAATCTATCCCCTGGATAGCAGCAGAATGAAAATATATGTTGATAATGCTGGGTTACTGCCGGGGCAAGGGTCTCTATGGTATGTCTATACCGGTCCGGACGGTAAAGAATATAAGCTGAGGCCCGATGAAGTGCTGCATTTCAAAGGGCTCACATTTGATGGAATTGTGGGCATGACCCCTTTGGAGCAACTAAAAAGCACAATTGAGAACGCCGGAGCTGCATCACAATACCTGAACAATAGCTTTAAGACCGGGCTGCAGACGAAAGGTATAATCCACTATGTGGGAGACCTGAGTCCAGAAGCTCAAAAAACATTCCGGGAAAAATTTGAAAGCATGGCCAGTGGCCTTAAAAATGCTAACCGGGTGAGCTTGTTACCCATCGGATACCAGTTCCAGCCGTTAAGCCTGACCATGGCTGATGCCCAGTTCATAGAGAATACTCAGCTGACCATCAAGCAGATAGCCGCGGCGTTCGGCGTTAAAAACCATCAGCTAAACGATCTGGATCGGGCTACTCATACCAACATCAGCGAGCAGCAGCGGGAGTTTTACATTGATACCCTCATGGATATCCTGACCGGGTACGAGCAGGAGATGACTTATAAGCTATTTACTCGGAAGGAGCTGGATGAGGGGTATTATATCAAATTCAATGTAAACGCTATCCTCCGGGCCGACCCCAAAACCCGTTACGAAGGATACCGGATTGCTATTCAATCCGGCTTCCTGACCGCAAACGAAGTTAGGGCCCTGGAAGAACTGGAGGCCAAAGAAGGCGGGGACCGGCTCTTAATAAACGGTAATATGATGCCGATTGAGATGGCCGGGGAGCAGTACAAGAAAAATAATGAACCAAAGAACCTAGGAGACCAGAAAGGCGGTGATGAAGATACCAAGATCAAAGAAGAAAAAATTCTGGAGCTTTAAGGCGCTGGACGAAAAGACCGGCGAATTAATGCTTTACGGTGAGATATCTGAATATTCCTGGTGGGGGGACGAAGTAACCCCGAAGCAATTTAAAGAGGATTTGGATGCGCTGGGAGATATAGATACGCTGAACGTGTATATAAATTCTCCTGGTGGCGATGTATTTGCCGGCCAGGCCATCTATTCCATGCTTAAACGGCATAAGGCTGCGGTTAATATTTACATTGATGGCTTGGCGGCCAGTATAGCTTCTTTAATCACCATGGCAGGCGACAAGGTAATAATGCCTCAAAACGCTATGATGATGGTGCATAATCCTTGGACCATAGCTGTTGGCAATGCCGCAGATTTCAGAAAAATAGCAGATGACATGGACAAGATCAGGGATAGCATGGTAACGACTTATGAGGCACGGTCCGCACTTACGAAAGAAGAAATTCTCGGTTTACTAAATGCTGAAACCTGGTTGTCTGCTGAAGACTGTCTGGAGTATGGCTTTGCTGACGAAATTGAGGGAATCAAGCAGGTGGCTGCCTGTATAGACAAAGACATCCTGGGCAGGTATAAAAACACCCCGAAGGATCTCCTGACTAATGAACCCAATCCGGATCCAGGATCAGACCCCGGGCCGGATCCTGATGAGGAGGTGAAGGCAAGAGAGTTGAAAAAAAGAACACTGGCGATTGAGTTGGAGCTGTAACGGCTCTATTTTTTATAAGGAGGAAAAAATGTCTAAAGAATTGCGTGAAATGCTCCAAGCTCTGGAGGAAAAAAAGGCGAAAGTGAGGGCCTTTTTGGGTGAAGATAAAGTTACTGAAGCTGAAAATTTGATGGTGGAAGTTCGTGCGCTGCAGAAAAAAGTAAATATGCAAATGGAACTGGAAGCGGCCGATGATCCGGAACCGAATAACGGGACCTTTGTGACTGGACGTACTGATGCTGAGTTGGAAGCTGAATACAATCGGGTATTCCTGCGTGGCCTACGCCGGCAGAGTATTAGCACTGATGATCGTGCAATAGTGAACGAGTACAGAGCGGCTATGCATGAAGGTGGAGTCACTGAAGATACCGATGGAGATGTTGCTCTGATTGTACCCCAGGATATTCAGACCCGAATCAACGAGGTTATGCGGACTCTGAATGACCTGTCTCAATACATCCGTGTTGAACCCGTGAATACCCTCTCCGGTTCCCGTGTGCTGGAGAAAGACGAGGACATGACTCCCTTCCAGGTTGTTGAGGAATACGGAATTATCGGAGAAATGGACAATCCCAAATTTATACCGGTTACTTATAAATTAGTTAAACGCGCGGGTATTTTGCCACTTACCAATGAACTGCTGCGGGACAGCGATCAAAACGTGCTGGCCTATGTATCCAGTTGGATTGCCAAGAAACATGTAGTAACCAAAAATTCTTTGATCATTGCTATTCTCAATGCAATGACTAAAAAAGACCTGGCCGATCTTAAAACGGTTAAGAAAGTAATAAATGTGGAACTGGATCCTGCTCTGGTAGCTGCCGGCGGTATTGTGTTGACAAATCAGGACGGTTATAACTGGCTGGATGAGCAAGTAGATGGAAGTGGCCGTTTCCTCCTGCAGGATGACATTACCCAGCCTGGCCGAAAACTATTTAAGGGCCTGCCGGTAGCGATAGCCGCCAATAGGTATCTGCCGAGTTCCGGTACTACTACTGTTAAGGCACCGATTATTATGGGCAACCTGAAAGAACTTATAGTGCTTTTCACCCAGGGACAATACGAATTAACAAGCACCCGGGAAGGCGGAGATGCTTTTAAGCGAGATACTACCGACCTACGGACTATTACGCGTGACGACTGCAAACAGTGGGATGCTGGAGCGGCTGTATTCGGGCAGTTAACTGTTACGACCGGCGCATAAAATGAGCGGGAATAACCCGCTCGCCCTTTAAGGGGTGATTAGATGATTATAACTATGGATGAGACAAAGCAATACCTGCGGGTAGACGGTAACGAGGATGACGTGCTTATTGCAACGCTTATTGATGCTGCTGAAACATATCTGACGAATGCTACCGGGAATACCTTTGATGATACCAACAGCCTTGCAAAATTATTTTGCTGGGTACTGGTAACTGATTGGTATGAAAACCGGGAGCATGTGGGCCGGGCCAGCGATAAAGTAAGGGTGATTGTGGAATCTATGCTGGCCCAGCTCAGCCATTGCTATCAACCGACCGATCCGGAGGTGATATCATGAACCCGGGCAAACTCAATCATCGTGTTATTCTGCAAGAATACATCGAAGCCGATGACCAGTACCGTACCCCAATTGACCAGGGCTGGCAGGATGTTGCTACAGTTTGGGCCTCAGTCGAGCCAATCCAAGGCCGGGAATACGTCCTGCTGCAGAATACTCAGTCAGAACTAACTACCCGGATCCGGATTCGATACCGAACAGGAATAAAATCAGCCATGCGAGTGTTGTACGGTACCCGGGTGTTTGATATTGAGTCCGTGTTTGACCCGGAGGAGCGGCACATCGAACTGCAGCTCATGTGCAAAGAGGTGAATGCTTGATGGCCGATTTTGAATTTGACACAACAGAACTGGATAAATGGGAAAAGCGGGTGCTGGCCATCATCGAAGATGAAGCACCGAAGGAATTCCGCAAAATAATTCGCCAGGCCGGAAACCTGCTCCGGAAGAAGGTGCGCCGGAACACTAAAAAAGAATCTGGAGAACTACGCAAGTCTTACAGAACTAAGATGAAGCGCGGCAATATGTATGAGGTTGATGTCTATACAAATAAATTTTATGCCAAGATGGTTGAAGAAGGTCATGCTAAGCCCGATGGGAAAGGATTTGTATCAGGCAAATGGTACTTCCGGCAGGCATGTGAGGAAACTGAAAAAGAACTGCCGGCAATATTAAAACAGTCAATCCGGCGAATCGGAAAGGAGATGGGGCTGGGTGTATGGTGATGCCTTGGATGCCCTTCGGGGCCTGCTCCGTTCTAATTTTCCAGCTGTAAACAGAATATATGTTTCAACTATGCCGAAAAGTTTTATCCGGCCCAGCTTCTTTATTAACCTTGCCAACTCGTATGAGGAACACATAAATAGGGATATGTACCAAGCGGATATGACCTGGCAGATTGTTTACTTCGCACCGATGGACAGTAAAGGCCAGGCTGATGTTTTTAATCAGCTGAGTGTATCCAGTACGCTTAAAAAAGCATTGATGGAGGCCATGGTTGTAACCGGGCCATCCGGAATTGTTTATCACATTATTGAAGCCGAAGGTGGCCCCAGGGATGCAGAGGTATATATTACGGTTGATTTACAGGCTGAGGCGACTAGGCCGAGGCCCGAATACGATCTCATAGCTGAGGTCATCCATGAACAGGAGGGATAAATGTGGGTTTGCCCAGTGTAAACATTATTTTTCAGAGCAAGGCAATTAAAGCTATTGAGCGCGGAGCTGTAGGGATACTAGCCCTAGTGCTGAAGGATGCGTCAGTGGAGGCATTAACCACTTACCGGTTGCTGGATGTGGCGGATATTCCCGGCACGCTGAATACGGCCAATCAAGATTATTTGGAGCAAGCCTTTATCGGGACGCCGAAGGAAATAAGAGTCGTAGCCATTCCAGACGATGCCGCAGATTACAACGCAGCGCTGAATTACCTGGAAACCATCAAGTTTAACATCATGGCCATACCGGGAATTGCGGAAGGTGATGTAACTAATATCGCAACATGGGCCAAGGGTATGCGGGATAACAAAGAAAAGAAAATCATGGTAGTGCTGCCCCAAAACACAGCGGACCATGAGGCGGTAATCAACTTCGCAACAGATGATATTGTGGTAGGGGAGAGTACATATACCGCCAGCCAGTACACTGCACGGGTGGCCGGATTGATAACCGGATTGCCGCTGACGGTGGCGCCTACATTCCGGGTGCTTACAGAAATAAACGATGTCCCAAAGATGATTAAGGCCGATGCTGACGCTGCCGTAGATGCAGGCAAGCTGATTCTTTACCACGATGGCGAAAAGGTAAAGATTGCCCGGGGCGTGACCAGTCTGACCACCACCACCGAAGCAAAGGGAGCGGACTGGAAGAAAATAAAGCTGGTGCGCATTTTGGATATGCTGTACCACGATGTTAAGGAAACCATTGAGGATGAATACGTCGGCAGTGTCCAGAACAGTTATGAAAATAAGTTGCTGCTTTGCGCGGCTATCAATGCATACTATGAAGTGTTAGAAACTGAGGGGGTGCTGGATCCAGGCAACAATAAATGCGAGATCAATATCCCGGCTCAGAAAACCTATTTGCGAAGTATCGGCGAAGATGTTGATAATATGACTGAGCAGGAAATCAAGGAGGCTAACACCCGGGATAAGGTGTTCCTGCTTTCTACCGTGCGGCCGTTGGACGCAATAGAAGACGTCAGTCTAATAGTAAATTTGTAGGAGGTGGATTAATTGGCGTCAAAGTTTAATACAGAGCGCATTATGAACGGGACCTTCGGAGAGGTCTGGTTTGATGGTGATCTGGTGAGCGAATGTTTCGGTCTGGAGGCCAGGGTCGAAATCGAGAAGGAAGAAATTGCTGTTTGCGGGAAGCTGGGAACCGATACAAAAATGATGGGCTACAAAGGAACGGGCAGCACAAAAATGCATAAAACCAACAGCCGCATGATGATAAAATTGTCCGACAAAATTAAACGTGGTGAAAACCCCAGGTTACAGATATTATCCGCTCTAAAGGATCCGGCTGCTTTTGGAGCTGAACGGGTACTTATTAAAGATACCTGCTTCGATGATTTGACCCTGGCCAACTGGGAAGCTAAAGCTAAGGGTGAAGTCGAGTGCCCGTTTACGTTTACTGATTGGGAGCTATTAGATACTATTGCTCCAAGAGAATAGGAGGTTTAAATAATGGGACAAACATTAGATATGTTGCTAGCTGCTGACCCAAGTAAGTTAAAAAATGTACCTACCGGCCAGGTGAAAATTAAGCGGTTGTCAAAAGAGCTTGGGCAACCCTTTTATATTAAGTTCAAGGCTGGTACGATTAACCAGATGAAGGAAATTGGGGAGAAGGCTAATGATAGTGAATCCGAGGAAATGAAGTGGACCATTTACGAGCTGACTTTTGACCCGGACTTTAAATCAAAGGAACTAAGAGATAAGTTCGGAGTGACCCGTCCTGTGGATATCGTTGATGTTCTTCTCTTGGGAGGTGAAATTATGACAGTTTACCAGGCAATTCTTAAACTGTCCGGATTCGATAAAGACGGTCTTAACATTGAAGAAGTAAAAAACTAATAGAATCGGACGGAGAGGCAAATATGATTTCACACTATGTAAAAAAAGGACGCCTACCGTCCGAAATCTATAACTTATCTGAAGGGGAAAAGGCTTTTCTTTTTGCTTGCATGATAAAGGAAATCGGGCAAAGAAAGAAGGAAAATGCTGCCATTAATCGAATATCCTTATAAAAAGGGGATGCAGGTTATGGCAAACATTAAATACTGTCCATTATGTGAAAGAAAGGTAGAACCAGTAAAAAAATGGTCATGGGGATGGTTTATTTTACTCTGGCTAACTATAGCCGGCCCATTAATTTATGTTTTATGGTATTTTATATTCGCTCGGAAAAAGTATTGCCCAATGTGTGGTACTAAGCGATTACAAAACGTTGACAAGGCGGCTGAGCAATCCATATTACAGAATAAATAGCACCCTGAGGGGTGTTTTTTTATGCCAAGAAGAGAGTGATAATTATGATTTTAGGGGCAACCATACGGCTGAAAGACCAATTTACCACTACCATGTCCAAGGTTACGAAGGAAACGCGGAAATTTAAAAAAGACAGTGAGACCGCAACAACAACCATATCAAAACTAACCTCTAAAATTAAGGTTCTCGGCAAAACTGCTGTAAGACCTGTGATAAAAATCAAAGACCAAGCTACAAGTAGCATTAAAAAAATAAAAGATAACTTGATGTCACTTAAAGGGTTAGCTGCGGTAGCTCTGACCGGACTTGGAATAGGTACTGTTGGTGGGGCTACTCTAGGGGTAGCTATGAAACGCGAACAGCAGATGGTATCAATGGAGCATTTTATCGGCATCCAAAACCAAGGGATGTCCGAAAAAGAAGTGAAAAAAGAAGCACAGCAGTACGTGGGGTGGCTTAACAAGTATGCGAACATTACTCCCTTTGAAACTGGCGAAATTATAGCTGGGGGAGCTAGAGCTGTCAATGTATCCGGTGGAAGTGTTGCAAAAGCCCGGGAAATTATGAAGATAGCTGGCGATATGGCAGCGCTGAATCCTGAAAAAACTTTTTCGGACGCAATGGAAGCTCTAGCAGACCTTAAAACCGGAGAAACTGAACGCATGAAAGAGTTTGGCTTCAAAATTACCCAGGATGATATTAAAAAAGCTGGCGGTGCCGAGAATGTCATGCTTGACCAAATTGCACCTTTCTTTAAAGGAGGCGCAGAAAAGCTAGGCAAAACTGGTACAGGGCTCTGGTCGAGCATAACTGGTCAAATATCGGAGAATTTTGCTGGCGTCGGGGAAGGAATACTTAGCGGACTAAAGCCACAGTTACAATGGATCGCAGACTTTTTCGAAAAACGTGGTCCAGCAATGAGTAAAAAAGCAGAGTGGATAGGTCAAAGCATAGGGAAAGGTATTGCTGCCATAAAACCTATTATACAAAACATCATGGATTTTATCCGTCCGGGAGTGAGTTGGATTAAAGAACAGATTCCTGCTCTTCAATCTATGTGGGAAACAGCTTGGCCTACCATATCATCCGTATTATCTACTGCTTGGTCTATAGCTCAACCAATTTTCGGTATCATAATAGATACCATTAAGATTGTATGGAGCCTTTTCCAAAAAGCTTGGCCAATAATATCCGGGGTGGTTGAAACAGCCTGGGCAATTATGAAACCTATATTTGACGCCTTAAGTAAAGGCCTTGCTGTTGTTGCAAAGGGGGTTAAGTGGGTAGCTGAGAAATTCGATGCTAAGCCAAGTGAAGTAAAAGTTGCATCTAAAAGCAAACCAAAAGGCCACGCGTCTGGCCTGAGCTATGTACCTTACGATAACTACCCTGCTCTGTTACATCGTGGCGAAGCAGTTCTCCCGCGGCGTGACGCTGATTACTACCGGACGGGGATAGGTGGAGTAACTATTGCAAAATTAGCTGATACAATAGTTGTCCGCGAAGATACCGATATTGATAAGATTGCCAATGCTCTGGCTGCAAAACTTCGGCAGTCGGCGGCTAACCGGGGGAAGGTGGCGATGGTGTAATGGAATTTTGGCTCAGCTTTAACAATTTTGCAGAGAAACTCCAGCTGCCGGTGCCACCAGCAGAATTCTCTCTGATAACCGGAAATCTAAACGAAACTGTTAACATAACTGACCTGGGCGACATCACCCAAATCGGGGGAGAGGCTCTGGCTGAAATTGAGTTGACCAGCTTCTTCCCGGCCAAGCCAGCACCTTATACGACCAGGAGCGTTCCGGATCCTTATACTACTATAGAACTAATAGAAAAATGGCGTAAGAGTAAGCGGCCGATCAGGCTCATAATAACTGAGACCCCGGTTAACCTGGCCTGCGCGATTGAATCCTTTACCTGGGGAGAACGCGGAGGCAATCGAGATGTTGATTATTCTCTCAAACTAAAGGAGTACAGGTTTATACAAGTAAAACAGGTTGGTCAGGCCCAACAAGCCGCGGCTACATCCAGTCAGCGACCGGATACGAAGGAGCAGCCCCAAAATTACAACGTAAAGCCTGGCGATAGTTTGTTTGTGATTGCAAAAAAAATTTACGGAGACGGTAATAAATGGCGCGAATTGTATGCGAAAAATAAGATCATTATAGGCGCAAACCCAAATCTCATTAAGCCCGGGCAGGTGTTGCAGACGTGAGCTATACCATAACAAATTTTACTCGAGATGGTGCCCAGTACGATATCAGCCAGGTAGTCAGTACCATAACCTGGGGAGGAGACGTCCGGGAAGCTGCCAGAAAGTTGGAACTGGAAATCGCATATAGCCGAGACTATTACGCACCTAAATATATTCCACCTCTTGGCTCCGTGATCATATTGAAAAATGACACGGAGCTTTTTCGCGGCGTTGTATGGGATGTCAACAAAAGTACCCAGGGATCCGCTCTCATTACTTGTTTCGACCATGCGATCTATCTGACCAATAATGTCAGCACATATAAATTTGTGAACATGACTCCGGAAGCAATCATAACCAAAATATGTAACGACTTCGGGATAAACATCGGCTCACTGGCTTCTACAGGCGTTAATTTAGCTAAGCTTATACTACGAGACCATACGCTATACGATATGGCCGTGGTAGTGCTCACGGAAGCTACAAAGCGAAATGGAAAAAAATATCACCTAATAATGAGGCAAGGTAAGCTCAATACCGAAGAAAAGGGCAAACAGGTGCTTAAGTGGATCATAACTGAGGGTCAAAATCTCATGGAAGCGTCCAAATCAGAGAGCCTTAGCGATATGCGAAACCAGGTTGTAATTGTTGGTGATAAAGATCAGATCCTTGCGGACTTGAAAAATGATAGTTTGATACAGCAGTATGGGATGCTGCAAGAGTACAAACGAGAAAGCAATATCAAGACAGGTGAAGCTCAGGTAATTGCTCAAAATCTACTGAAAGAACTGGCAAAGGTATCAGAGAACCTGGAGGTTACGGCTGTTGGAATTGATGATGTAGAAGCCGGAAAAAATGTAGAAATAAAAGAAACCCTGACCGGTATCACTGGTCAGTATTATGTTCTCCAGGACCAGCATGAGCTAAAAAACGGCAACCATACCATGCGCCTGGTACTCAGTCTGGAAACAATTGTCGCAACAAAGGAGGCCTCGAAAGACGATGAGCAGTGATATACTTGATGTTTTCAGAGGACAGATACCAGCGGTGCCAGGTATAGAGTTGGCCACAGTGGTACAGGCTGAGCCGCTGGTGATCAGGCTGGATAATGATAAGATGATGCTCAGCGCAAAGGACGGGGATCTCCTAATCTGTGAGCATGTTATAGATCACACCCGGCAATATAACACTACTTCTCAGGTAAGTGGTGCTATAACTCAGTGGCAAGATACATCACCACCTTTGCATACACATAGCCATGAGGTTACTAGCATCACTGCAATCAAGCAGACAGTAAACATCCATGGCAAGTTAAAGTCAGGGGATAGAGTTGCAGTGATGGCGCTATCTGGCGGCCAGCAATATCTAATCTGGGATAAGGTGGTGATCCTATCATGAGCATTTTCCCTGACATTACTATACCGGAGATTACCACTCAGTCCAGCACTGTTACATATGGCAGGGAGCTGGACTTTGATTTTACTACCGGGCAATTTGTTCTGATAGATGGAACTCCCCGGGTCTTGGAAGGTCCTGACGCACTCCGGATATGGATCACCAAGACTCTGCTGACGGCTCGGTACCGGTTTCCTATCTACTCTTTCAATTACGGTTGCGAGATAGAGGATGTAATAGGCTATGACATTCCCAGGGTGGTGCTGGAATCTGAGATACCCCGGGTTATTCGCGAGGCGCTTATTTATGATGAACGTATAAATGATATACGGGATTTTATCATTACCCGGGAGAGTAATTATTTGTTGGTAGAGTTTTCGGTTATAACCTTTGACGGGCAGACGTTAATCCAGGGGGTGACATATAGTGTTTGAGGCCCAGACTTATGGTGCGATTATGACTAGGCTCTTGGCGGCGGTACCTGGAGATCTGGACAAACGCGAGGGGTCATTTATTTGGGATGCCCTCTCGCCGACTGCTCTGGAATTGGCCCAGGCCTATGCAGAGATGGACTTAGTACTGCAGTATGGATTTGCTCAGACCACCTACGGGCAATACCTAGATTACCGGGCGGCTGAACACGGACTAACCCGGAAGGCAGCCGGCAAGGCCACCGGGGAGGTAACCATTACCGGCACCAGCGGAGCAATTATCCCCGCAGGCGCATTAGTTGCCACCGGTGCCGGGTTGCAGTTCGCAACAACTGCCGAGGTAAAGATCGGGGAAGCGGGGACGGTATTGGCGGATATAGAGGCGGTGAAGGCGGGGGCAGCCGGCAATGTGCTGGCCGGAGCGATAACAGCTCTGCCGGTATCAATCGCCGGGGTGACAGCCGTTAGCAACACCGAGGCTACTATTGGCGGGACTGACCAAGAAACCGATACCGCTCTGCTAGAACGGATTCTATACAAGGTCCAATCCCCGGCCACATCCGGTAATACTGCGCACTACCGGCAATGGGCGCTAGAAGTACCGGGAGTAGGAGATGCAAAAGTATACCCAATCTGGGACGGCCCGGGAACGGTTAAAGTGGTCATCCTGGACACAGACAAGCAGCCGCCTGACGCGGCTATCGTGACTGCCGTAACCGATTATATCGAAACGGTTCGGCCGGTTGGGGCAACAGTTACCGTGGTAGCGGCGTCAGGGGTAGCAATTAATATCAGCGCTCAGCTTACCCTGGCCAGCTATACCACGCTGGTTGAAGTAGAGCAGTTGGTGATTGAAGGCGTAACTGCCTATCTAGATAGTATCGCCTTTAAGGATCCGTTGGTGCGCTATACACGTATTGCGGCGGTACTGCTGGATATCCCGCCAATTATCGACTATGCCGATTTGACCGTAAACGGAGGCATAAGCAATATTGAGATGGCATCCGGGCAGATAGCGGTGTTGGGGACGGTGACGCTAAGTGAGTAGAACTGAGGTCATGCGGGGATACGTGCCCCGGTACCTGCTTACAGCACCGGAGTATGCCGCGATAATTGATAGCCAGGGCAGCGAGTTTGATTCGCTTCGGGATAATATCGTCAGTATCCTTGAGCAGTTTTTTATACACACGGCCACCTGGGGATTAGCTAGGTGGGAAGAATTTTTGGGCTTGGATAGTTATGCTGGTAAGCCAGATGACCAGCGCCGCAGCCGCATCATCTCAAAGTTACGCGGGGTAGGTACCGTTACGGTGGAGATGATCAAAAATGTAGCTGAGAGTTATGCCAATGGAACTGTAGAGGTAGAGGAACTGCCGACTGAGTATAGCATGGTGATTACATTTGTGGACCAGCATGGCATACCGCCGAACTACACTGACTTGCAAGCCGCCATAGCCGAGATTATACCCGCCCACCTGGCCGTGAGTTATCTGTTGCGCTATTTGCTTTGGTCCGAGTTGGATGCGAAAAATCTAACTTGGGATGAACTGGACGTGAAAAGCCTGGCCTGGAACGAATTTGAACTGGGAGGTTGGATAGATGCCTGATATAACCCCTAATCTGGGCTTGAAAAAGCCACTTGGTACTGAAACCGTATCCAGAGCTACCTATAACGAAAACCTAGAAATCATGGACGCCAATGCCGTCAAAAAAGGTAACGGCATTGCGGAGCTGACCGGTGGCACCCTAGCCGATCGACCGGCTGCCGGAGTGGCCGGCCGGTATTATTTTGCCCAGGACACCGGTGAAATTTATCTCGATACCGGTACAGCCTGGGTGCTGGCCGCCGCCGGCCGAGAGGATATCACTGCTCTGCAGGAAGGGCTTGATGCGCATCAGGCTGATGAAACGCAACACGTACCATATGCAGTAGCAAGTGGTAGTGCCAATACCTATGCTGTAACTCTCAGCCCCACACCAACGTCTTTGGTTGCAGGTATGGCACTTGCGGTAAAGATTAATGTAGACAGTACCGGTGCATCTACTATCAACATAAACGGATTGGGTGCAAAAGGAATAAAAAAGGCCAATGGTACCGATGTTACAAACCTAAAAGCTAATGGTATCTACACATTGAGGTACGATGGTACAAATTTTACACTACAGGGTAGCGACGCTGCCGGAAATGCTACGCCTGCTGACATACTTTCCGGCAAAACAGCGACAACGGATGCGGGAGAAATTACGGGTACTATTCCAAGCAAATCTGCTCAAACCTATACACCTACTACTACAAATCAAGTTATATCGGCAGGGCAATATTTAAGTGGTGCTCAAACTGTTAGAGGTGACGCAAACTTGCTGGCGGCAAATATCCTGTCTGGGAAGAGTATTTTTGGGGTAGCCGGTAATGCGGTCGATGGTTCGGGGATGAAAAAGTTTGCAAGTGGGACTATTTCGCGAGGCAGTACTACCTATAGTATTCAGGGATATCATAACACCTCTTCAAGTACTTATGATAAATATGTTGTTACTGTTTCAGGACTAACATTTACTCCTTCAACAATTCTAGTAGTTGACCGAACATCATCATATACAAAACCTGTAATTTATCAAGCTGCTGGAGTAATTAAGACAGCTAACAATAATTTACATTATATTTGTGATGAATATTATTCTTATGTAATTGCTGATGCACCTATGTATGTTAATAGTACTGGTTTTTGTTTACCAGTTGGTTATACAAATACATATTATTGGTATGCTTTTGAATAGGAGGTAATGAAATGCAAATAGGACGAAAAATATATTATAAGAAAACGAATGGCGTTGTGATTTGGGATAAAGGCCAAATGGAAGGCGATGTGGTAGAAACCACGCTGGAGCAGGATATGGAAGTAATGCCAGTATTGACATTAATTGCACCGGAACATTTAGGGGTTAAACAACTCACCTTCGGAGAATTAAGCGATAGCTTCGCAATTTGTAGAGGATATCGAATAAATCCCGATACAGAAGAAGTGGAGTTTGTTACGCAGTAGACTAATTATGCGCAGCAAGGATTTGTTCTTTTAGTACTTATATTATAAGTAGGTTTTAGACAAAAGCCGCTCAATAAATTACCAAGCGATTGGGATTTTAGAGCGGCTATCTTATTGGGATGGGAGGAGATGATATTGGCGGATCAAGAAGTAGCCCGGTTGCAGGAGCAGATCAAAACACTATTCAATGATGTTACTGAGCTCAAAAATGATATGAAGGAAATTAAGGATCAATTAACCAATCGCCTACCAAACTGGGCTACAGTCTTAATAGCTATTTTAACTGCTTCTGTAGGTTGGTTTGCAGGGCGATAGAAAGGTAAGGTGATTTTATGAAAATCGGAATAGACCCAGGACACGGCGGTGCTGACCCGGGAGCGATAGGCCCCACTAGGTTGTATGAAAAAGATGTGACGCTGGCCATCTCGAGGGAACTGGACAGACTATTGCAGGCTGCTGGCATAGAAACCTTTATGACCCGGTCAGACGATCGCACCATGGAGCTCATAACCCGGTCATCGCTTATAAATAACATGAAATGCGATTTGGCCATATCAGTGCACTGTAATTCGGCCGGCAGCCAGCAGGCAAATTACATATCAACATTTATCCAGGCTCAGGGCGGTGAGGCCGAGAAATTGGCTGGAAAGGTGCAAAATAAGTTAGTGCAGGCCACAACCTGGCCGGATGGTGGTATCCGGGTAAAAAATCTGCACATGACCAGAGAGACCAAAATGCCTGCTATTTTGTGTGAGTGCGGTTTTATAAGCAACCCAGATCAGGAAAAACAGCTCCGGCAGTCTGAGACGCATATGAAAATAGCTCAGGCAATTGCGGATGGAGTTTTAGATTACTTTGGAATCAAAAAGGAGGTAAAAACGGTGGACAATACTGTATCGGAATGGGCAAATACGGCCTGGGAATGGGCGGTATCGAAGGGGCTAATCGCCGACAATAATCCCAAACAGACAATTACCAAGGAGCAAGTTGTATTGATTCTTTATAAAGCGTTTGGAGGGAAATAAAAATGGATGAAAAGCAAAAAGATAATAAAGAAAAGCTCTACAGCCGGCTATGCAAGCCGGCTTTTTACGTGGCTCTTTTAGGAGCCGCTAAATTGGTCACAGATGCCTTTGGGTTACAACTGGTATCAGATGACCAGGTCAATAGTATTGCCAACGGTCTGGCAGCTCTGGTCACGGTCGTAGGTGTAGCTATCGGGTACTGATCGAGAGGAGATGATCCGGATCTACGGGGGCCTAATCAGCCCCCAATACTCTCTGCCTTATTAACTCTGCGACACTGATTCCTTCTTGATCGGCAAGGCTCTGCATTTTTTGCCATTCTTCATCTGTAGCCTTAAAACTCCGGGGCCGGCGTTTTTCATCTTCAGACATGGCCGGTCGGCCAGGTCCAGGATGTTTAATTTTCTCTTTTCTTACCATAACTACTCCTCTGGATATGAATCTAAAATCCTATTATTATAATCACACAGCATATCACTAAAATCGTCAATCCTTTTAATAATTATATCAATATCATAACCGTCCAGCGTAGCAGATTCAAATAACTCTTTATATTCTGCAATTTCCCGCTGCAGTAGAGTAATTGCCCCTATAAGTTTATACATGCTATTCACATCCTCTCTAATATCTTCTTTAATATAAGTATATACCTTTATTAAATAAAAGGCAATACCTAAATTAATAAATCTTAAAATTGATTTTTTAGAAACGAATGTTCGGATTTATATTGTTACTGGTTTCGTGGTATGATACGATAGAAGCAGGTAAAAGAGTTGGGGTAGCTCCCCAACTTGGTGCTCCCGTAGGCACCACCTGCTTTGCATCTTTTCTACGGGGTCAAAAATACCATACGGGAGGTATCATATATGTCATATTCCACCCAGGTTGGGGAGCAACTGCTTACCCAACTTGAAACGTCCATTTCTGATTTATGTTTCGACATTCCTTTTATAAAGCTACATATGACTTTAACAGGGATATTGTCTTTGTATGACATCCAGTTAGCTAGACTGCCAGGAGCGCATCCTGATATTAGGGATAAGGCAGACCAGTTCCTATCAGCAAAAAGATTAGAGGGCTTATCAGAGCTAACTATGAAGGATTACGCTCTGGAGCTCCGTATATTCTCTCAGTACGTTTCCACGCCAATTAACCAAATAGCTACCACAGACATCAGGGATTACCTAAGCCATTTCGAAAATCTTAAAATGTCCTCGGTCTCGAAGAAACTTTCCGTCCTGAAGTCCTTTTTCGCTTGGTTGGCCGATGAAGAGATTATAGCAAAAGATCCAGTTCGTAGAATTAAACCGCCCAAAAAGGAGCAACGATTGCCCAAAGCCCTAACTATTGAGGAGTTAGAAATGATACGGGAGTCCTGCATAACTCCCCGAGAAAGAGCTCTAGTCGAAGTATTCTACGCTACGGGAGGTAGGTTATCAGAAATCGAAGCACTGAACAAATCCGATATAAACTACCAGGCCATGAGCGCACGCGTAATCGGCAAAGGAAATAAAGAGCGCGAAGTGTATCTGAGCTACAAGGCCTTATATCATCTCAAAAAGTATGTGCTGCAACGCCTAGACGATGAACCGGCTCTATTTATCACCGAGCGGCGGCCATACAGGCGAGTATCCAATAGAGCTATCCAACGGGCTATTAAAGTTATAGCCGCCAGAACGGGAATTCAAAAAAGTATTCATCCGCATACGTTCAGGCATACGTTCGCGACCTTGACACTCAACAACGGAGCTGATCTGTCCAGCGTTCAAGCACTCCTGGGCCATTCCGATCCAGCCACAACGCAGGTGTATGCCCAGGTGAGTGAAAGTAAAAAACGGGAGGCTTATAGAAAGCACTTGGTTCAATAGGAGAATTGATCTGGCGGATAGGTTACTAATGCTGATATAAAGGGAATAGGCAACTCTTTAGCAGCTTTTATTATATTTCTGCATACTACTGGGTACGCCCCGCCTCCACCAGATTATCTACCATCTATTGATAAAAAGAATTTTATCGGTGGGTGGTTTTTATATTGCCTGAAAAGCTGACAATAAAGCCGTTCCTGAGTTTTAGCGGAGCGGCTTTCTCGATTTCTGGCGGGTTATTTGGTGCTAACGAAATTTAATCCGTCCGTTTTCCGTTGAGGTTGATTGGAATAATCGTTAAAATTTTGCAGGGGTGTGCATTACCAACCGGTAATCGTTTAAAGTTAGGGATAATCGTTGAAATATATCCTAAATCACCACTAATTGTCTTTGTCAATTAAAAAGTTTACCACCGCGCTCATGAAAAAGTTGACCACCCAGGGTAAAAAAATAATGGTTAGGCGGGTCGTGACTGACGCTGCCTCTTCACGGTCTGTTTGAGCCGGAAACTCTCGCCGTTGGTAATCAGGATATGGGCGTTATGGGTAATCCGATCCAAAAGAGCCGCAGTCATCTTTTCATCACCAAAGATCTGATTCCACTCGGAGAATTCAAGGTTGGTGGTAATGATCATACTGCCTCTTTCATAACGGCTAGAAAAGAATTGAAACAGAAGTTCTGCTGAACGGCGGTTAAACGGGATATAGCCAAGCTCATCAACGATGACTAAATCGTAGCGCAGCCATTGTTTCTGGTATTTTAGTAGCCTTTTCTCACTCTCCATTTCAGTCAACTCATTCACCAATCCGGCGGCTGTGTAAAATCCAACCTTGTAGCGCAACTGGCAGGCACAGATGCCCAGGGCTATTGCCAAGTGGGTTTTGCCGGTACCGGAGTTGCCAGCCAGGATAACATTCTCCTTGTCCTTTATGAATTGGCCCCGGGAAAGGGTTAGTACTTTGGGTTGGTTAAGGCTTGGTATTTGCTCGAAATCAAAGCTGTCCAGAGTCTTTTTCAAGGGAAACCTAGCCTGGTTGATTAACCTTCTTACCTGGTTTTCTTCTCGTTTATTCACCTCGCGTTCCAGAAGATTAAGAAGGTATTCTTCATAGCTTAAGCACTCGCTTTCCGCTTGCCGAGCCAGTTCTTGATAGTTCTGGCCAACAGTAGGTAGTTTTAAAGTCTTAATATATTCCTTGAGCCTTGCCTCAATGTCTACTATGCTGCACCTCCCTTTAAAAGTTGGTCAAAGCAACTGAGATTGGGCGGTTTGACGCTAAATTCAGATATGTCCTTTACCTGTTCCCAGCTCATGCTACAGGGCGAGTATTCTGCCGCAGCAAAGCTGTCGAACAGGGCTTTAATGCCATCATAGTGATAAACGGAACAGTCCATGGCCATTTGCAGAATTTCATCAATCACCTCCGGCCCATGTTTAACTCTAAGTTTTAGTATTTTTACAAACTCAAGGTTGGCTTTATCGTTCTTTTGTCTGAGTATAGCCAGGTACTGGTGGTATATCTCCGGCAAGCCCGCCTCTTTGAAAGCCTTGGCGTGGTTTAGGGCGTATGGCTTGCGCTCCAGTACATCAAGATAGTGACTTAGGTCGAGTATATCCTGGCCTCGCTCGTAACAACGAGGATGAACTGCTATCAACTGGTCTTCGTAGAAGATGTGGACTTCATTTACATAGCTTTTGATATGTATCCGGCACCGGGCATAACGACTGGGTACTGAATAACGGTTGTTATCAAAACGCACCGTGCTTTCCTTGGAGCTTTTGGCAGGCACCACTACACAACAGTCAAAGGGGTACCGGGGCAGGGGCAGCAACAATTGTTTCTCCTCTTGAAACACCTCCGCAATAGTCTTTTTAGTATGAGGTACTATCCTGGTCTGGCGTAACTTTGAAAGCTTCATCAGTATCAACTGGTTTAGCTCTTCAAGGGAAGCTACCTCGGGGATAGGAACCAGGATGTTTCGTCTAAGATAGCCTACCTCGTTTTCGACCTGGCCTTTTTCATTTCCCCGCCTCACATTACAGAACTCAGCCTCGAAAAGGTAATGGGCTTTGAAGGCCATAAAGGCATCCTGTTCTTTACGATCCTTTCCCTGTAATACTCGGGCTACCGCAGTTTTCAGATTGTCGTATACGATAGTTTTAGGGATTCCCCTGAAGTATTCGAAAGCCTGCTTGTGACCTTCAAAAAATGCCTCCTGACGGGCTGAGGGAAAGGCTACCATGAACGGGTCGCGGCTACCCGATAGTTTCATCACGAAAAGATAGACCTTCTGGCTTTTACTCTGCAAAATGACCTCGGCTTCACCCCAGTCTACCTGAGCGTGGCTGCCAAGTTCAAATTGCAAAGGAATGAAGACTTCTTGTTTATCGTTCCCTAATTGCTTTTTAATTTCCCTGACACAGTGCCTGACAGTTGATTGGCTGCCGGTAAAACTATGTTCTTCACACAGTCGTTCATATATCCTAGCGGCAGTGTGCCGCTGCTTTTTCGGCCGGTTCTCATCTTCTTGCAGCCAGCTAGTGATGATGTCCAGGTATGGCCCCATGACCGGCTTTTCTTTGATCTTTGTCAGTGTGTATTTGGGTATGGTGGGCACTTCCTCAGCAATCACTTTGCGTATGTACTGCCGGGAATGCCCGGTCTCCTTGGATATCCAACGTATGGATGCTCCTTCAACAAAATGCATTTTCCTGATATACTCTTTGGTAGCCATCCCAATCATTCCTTTTCCTCCTGCAGCTTTGGTGTTTGCACAACTCATAGCTTACAGGAAAGGTTGGTTGGGGTGGTCAACTTTTTCGTTATCGTTTTTAACTTATGTGGTCAACTTTTACGTTATCAAAGACACTAATCAGCTTCCACCAGCTTAACACCATCTACCAAAGCTAAACAGCAGATTTTTCCGTTTGTGAACCGCTGACCTCTTGCATTAAACCGTTCAGCACTTGCTGAAAGATATGCTTGTTTTCTAGCTCTTGTCAAGCCAACATAAAACACGCAAAGATCGTCCAATATTGGGTTCTTCATTTGTTCAGGTAACGTTTTCGGCAGTTTGCAAAATGCACTGCTTGATGTATTTCTTAAGCTTGGACAATCTCTGCACAAGAAAGTAAAAACCCACTGTTCAACATCAGAAAGAATAACATAATCCCATTCAAGCCCTTTCGCTCCATGGACAGTCGAGAGTATCACCCGAGAATCTACATACTCCATTGCCTGTTTTAGTTGTCTGTTCTCAAAGATATCCAATAACAATGTGTATTTGTCCTCAGACAACAAATCAGAATAATCAACCGATACTTTCTCTACTAGAGCGTCAAGCAAATAAAGCAGGGAATCAATAGTCTTCATGTTTGATTGTGAATAAGCAGTCTTAATGCTTTCAGCAAACGCGATTAGAGCTTTCTTATTTATGTTCTTAGATTTGCCAAATCTCTTGATGAACATTTCCTGGCATTTGTTGTGGAATTCTACATAATCCAAGTCTTCGTCAGTAAACATACCGTAGAAATACGGGATACTATTATTTGAAAGTTCCGCTTCGACAATTTCGGCGTTTTTTCCACGTCCGCGAAAGAGTATAGCTATTTTACTCGTATCGTCTTGTAGAAGGCTTTGTACTTTCGCAATAACCTTGCACGCCTCCTCTTTCTGAGTGCTCCCCCAAAATGCTGGTAGTCTTGCAGTATCAGAATCAGTAATCTTTGGGTCAAAGCAAGTCGCTGCGTTCGCCCTAATATTTGCGTCAAGCTTAAGCATCTCCGGATTGTTGCGGAAGCGGTAGTTCTTAACAAGTGCTATTTGGGTCATACCATATTTCGATGTTGCCGTAGACATTATATCAGGCAACGCCCCAATGAAACCGTAAATACGCTGCAAAGGATCTCCAAGAAAAACCAATTGGGTATGGACGGAGATCATTGACTCTAGTAAAGACCAAGCAATGCAGTTTGTATCTTGAAACTCGTCGACAACGAGTAGCGGGTAGTAGCTTTGATAGAACTTCCTTACCTCAGGGAAGCGTGCGAAAATATCCAGCACAAACAGAATGACAGCGTTATGTGTAATGTATTCCAAAGGCAGGAGTTTCCTGATAACGATGTCATTGTATTCGTGTATAGTCTGTGCATCAGGAGCACTGGAAGCCTTAATGGAGGTTTCTATACCTTCAAGCCGCTGGGTTTCTGATGCAGATAAAGTAGTATTTAGATCTTGGCGTCTGCTAATTTCACTTTCGCTGATCGCCTTGAATAGATTGACATCTTTTCGCAATACGTCAGAGATGAGATAGCCGTACTTTTTCAAAACCCCCTTGCAAAACCCGTGGTAGTTCGTGACAGTTACTTTCTCGCCTATGGCAACCGGACTGTTTTGTTCGCCAAGGAGTACGGGCAATTTCTCTGCGACTTCCCGTTTGACTTTCAGTGCGGCATTCACGCTAAAGGTTAATCCTAGTATACGCTTGGGGTTTGGTATGCCACCTGAAGCGTACAGGTAAGCAATGCGGCTAATCATAGTGGTCGTCTTACCATACCCGGCAGGTGCTTCCACTATCAAGCGTGGACTATCTGAAAAGATAACTTCAAGTTGTTTTTCATCACCCTCATGTTGCTTTGAAATTTTTGCCTTTAGTTCTGCAAGAATGGCATTAGGCAATGCTCGCCACCTCCCGCGCCTTGAAAATTGCATCGGCATAACAAGCAGGTATGAGGTCAGCTGGTAGCAATTCGCCGATAATCCGTCCCAGGAGAACATCCTTCTTTGCCATAAACCAAGCGGAGTACATTTGGCAGAACTCAATCTCATCATCATCATTGACATCTGATAGCTTCTTAGGTACATAGCCTGTCATATCAATACCCATCTTTTTGAAGTGCTTCCGCACGAAATCGGCATCCATTTCGACAGACTCTGCATTGCTGGATAAATCCTTAGCAATTTTCCTTACCAGGGCAGTTTGACCATTTAAAAATAGTTTCTTAACAATTTCAATTTCAAAGCAGAGTTCTTGTGTGAAAAACTCGTTATTAGCTGGGGTATGTCCAGTCCTAACATCACCGTCATAGATAGCTATGCTTGGGATTTTAAATTTTTCCAGTAATTGGCGAAGTGGTTTGATTGACTCTTTGCCTCTTGCATTTATAACGCAGATGCCATAATCATCTAGCGATACGCCAAGTTTTTCGGCAAAACTATGAATGCAACCATATTCGGTTTCACCCTCAATCAACACGGCACAATGGGCGTAAAACGCCTCCTTTATTTCGGGGAAACGCATAATCATATGTTTCTCGTTTGCTGAGGTGAATCTAAGTGTGGCACCACTAACTACTGCCGTTTTGTTCTCTTCCTTATAAAAGCGGATGAGGTTGCGGTAGTCCCCAACCAAAGCGTCTGTTGAGTGTGTGACAACAATAAGCTGACCATCAATGCCGTCAATTCCGAAGCACAGCTTCAGCAACTCGGCAAATTCAGCATCCTCATTTTGCAGAATTCGTTTGTAATAGCCAATGAGCGAACGCTGGAGATAAGGGTGTAGATGAACTTCTGGCTCATCAATTGATAGAACAATCGGTAAAAGCATTTTTCCATCATTGTCTCTGAAAAGCTGTTCATTAAATGGTGCAGATTTGCTTTTATACAGCTCCATAATCTGGCATAAGATGTTAATCGAAGCCATAGCCATATACTGAACACCGCTACCCGTTGTGTCAATTTTCCTGTCGCCATCTGATAGGTAATACAGGCTGGTCAACATCTCAGTAGGGTTAGGGGCAACAGTCGCTTTTATAGCGTAATCCCTAAAGCTGCGAATTTTGCCCAGATGCCCGTTTATAAATTCCGTCAATTTGTCTACCTGCTCATTATTCAGAAAGGTAGGGGTTTCCTCATCGCTCGTTATGAATCTCTCGATGATGCCATTAATCAGCAAGCCTGCGCCTTTCTGCGTGTCCAGGCGCAACTCTCTACTTGGAATGGACGTTGTTTCATATTTCAAGAAGTTGATTTTTCTTAATTGCTTTATCTGAATACTCTCGTTGGAATCGGCACTAACAATAGTGGGGTATGCCTCTTTTATCGTCTGACGATACCGCATTTTCACCAATGAGGCATCATCAGGGGAGAAGTTGTCGCCGAAGAAGCCTTGTTCGTTTGGCGATAACTTGACTTCCATTTCAACCTCGATGGGCTTTTCAGAATTATAGAAGTCCTTATCATCAAAGCCCTTACCACTACACACAGTACTGAGGAGAGATAGAAAGTTGCTTTTCCCAAGGTTGTTTTCTCCGATAATGTAATTATGTTCCGGATGGAAGTTGACGGTGATACCATCAATATTCCTATAATTAGAAACCCGTACATAGGTTATTTTCATATAATCTCCTTCCAGCACCGTATTGCTAAGGCTAAAACCGATAGAGATTTAGTCTTCACGTATAGCATCTGCCTCAAAAATTCTATCAAGCTCCTCGTTTGACGTAATACCGCGAACCTTATTTCTGACTGTTGTTTTTCCCATATCCAATCGATAGAAATGTTCGTGACCATCTACACCTTTTTTTAGACGAATGAGCTGAATTCTGCCAAATTTATCCCAGTGTTTCTCGGCAAATTTCGCCAAGCCTACAGCCTTGGGGTAATTATCCTTACGACTGGGGTCATGTGGTTCCAGAATATCGAAAACGTAACCCTGTGCATCTGCTCTAACAACCACTAAATCCGGGAACATAGAAGTGGTAATACCGCTAACTTCATACGGTATTTCAAGTGACCACTTTTTACGGTCGAGATTACGTAACCAGCAGACGGCACCGTTTTTAAGTTCTTCTTTAATAACTCCGCTCTCCCATTGGTTTAGTGATGTTTGGAATGTACCGTCCTCGGAACAATATAGGTGCTGTTCAAACTTAATGCTATCATCTGGCACAGAGAAATCGATTGAATCGGGTAATACCCATGGCACAGCTATCGGTTGTACAGAAGCATTGATTAACCTTTCATAAAAATTTTTTCGTGCCTCGTTTAATTTTGCAATGGAGCGCTTATTGCCTTCGTAGAGATTAATGAATTTTTCCTCTGCAAAGGCTTCTATTCGTTCCATTGCGTCCGTGTCGTTTGTAAGAACGATGATCTCCTTTTTTATATCGATATGGTCACGGCTACTGTGCCGAATCCAATATTCTTTGTGCAGGCCTTCGCCCAACAGCTTTCCGGCCTGTTCAAAATGTCGTGAAATATCGAAATCCGATACTGTCATGGTCTGTGTTGCTTCGTCAAAGGAATAGGCATTGTCTCCGTACTCAAATATCAGTGTACCCAGAGCAAATCCGGTGATCGCAGCAGCTCGGCTGTTAAATTCTCCGCTTTCTTTTATCCGCGCAATTTCCTCATCCATTTTTGATAGAACTGCATGTTTAACTGTTTTCTGCGCTCCTAAATCAATGCCGTCCATCGTCAGTGCTCGGGAAAGCTGTATTAGTAACTTAAGAGGTGCCTGTTTGCGAGATGAATCTATCCGGTAAGTGACGAGGTTATCCATTGCATCAAACACATCGGCATAGGCAAGATTGCGACCAAGTGTAACAAGTTCTTTGTTAGTACCTGTTTCGGCGGGCATAGCCGACTCACTATCGCGTAGAGCATTAACCACATTTTTCACTGTATCTTCGTCAAAGTACGGAAGAAAAAGGCTCACGCTATTAAGTTCAGCATCGGAGGCAATTCTTCTCGCTAAAGGAGTGCGAATCATACGACCTAAAAGCTGCGCAATATAAGTATAGTCTTGTGCACTGCGGAACGACATCATCGTTTCAGCACGTGGACAGTCCCAGCCTGTGGAAAGGTTCATTTTGAAGAATACTACCTTCACATTTTCTTCGTCTTCAATTCGAGAGGCCTCGATTTGCTGAATTTCGACGTCACGTACTTTAATCGTGCCACGGTCATTAAAGGTATGTACCACTTCACCAGGCAGTAATTTGCGCCCCAGTGATTCCTCAAGTAAATCAATACAAGCCCCAATATCAGTATGGGTTACTTCGCGTTCGTTGCCATCTTCGACTTGAACAACGAGAATAGGATTTACCATTTTCTCGTTTTCGCGTTCACAGTAAGCTTTCCAGTGAGAGCACTTTTTAAGCCAATTTTCTACTGCACCCTTGAACATGGTCATTTCGGCACTTAGTTGAATATCCGGGAAATGAATGATGATTCTGTCCTTTAAAAGTCCGGAATCACGCACATGCTCAGGAGGAACGATGACTTTCTGAACTGTCGATGTAGTTCCAGCAATTAAATTATCAAATCTCTGAGGGGTTGCAGTTACACCGATAACAAGAGGCATAATGCATAGCCCGTCATCCTCGCTACCTTTAATGAATTTCTGCATGATGGACTGTGCCTTGTTCTCCGCTTGAACGGATGTATAGGTGCCCCTGTGCGCTTCATCAATCACCACATAAAACTGCTTTGGATTACGCATGGCAGTGTTGGTAAGTGTTTCCCAAATTGAATACTGCCGTGTATCGGAATTTGCCGTCAATAGTTTGTCAGAACCTAGTTTTTGTGTGTTCAGAAAATAGATGCGGCCACCTTCAAGATACTCGGCGCTAAAGTTTGCATCAATAGTAACTAAATCCCGTACACGGATTTTATCAGACTTGCTTTCAATTTTTAGCCGCGTTTGCTCATTAAGTTCCGGTGAATCGGAAAGCCAAACAAACACTGACTTCGGCTCGCCAATGTTATCTGCACTCCCAAATAGAATTTCTTCAAAGAGTGTGGTCATGATGATTGTTTTTCCCGAACCTGTAGGTGCGGAAAAGGAAATTACTTGTGGGTCACGTTCGCTCCACATCAAGTGTGCTTTATTGATCTTTTCATGCAATTCAGCAAGGGCTGTTTCCTGAAACGGAAATAATGTATCTCTCATTTATGAATCCCTCCTGCTCCCCAACACAAAGTTGTCGATATAATCGCGGTATAGTTGGTATGTTTTATTTACTTTTATGCCAGCGGTCATTTCACGGAAGGCGTCCTCGGAGTTTGTTACGAAATAGACCACCCTGATTTTATCTTCTTCCGAGAGCTTTTCGGCAAACTCAGCAAACTTTGTTTCATCAACCAGAACAGCAAAGCCGTTCCGTGGAAGAATTAACATTTCTGGTTCTTCATTGCTGCTCAGTTCAGGTCGCTTACCAAGTGCACCAGATTTCAGCCACAGCAGTGGTAGTATTTCATGAAACTGCTGTCCCAACGACACGCTGTTTTTATCCAAAAAACCAAGTTTAAAATATTCGACATTGGCAGGGAAGCCCTCACTCATGGGGCGCTTCTCTTGTGTTGTCTCGCTAATGGGACCAAGCAAATCAGTAACCAGTGCTTTAATTTCTTTGAATCTCGCGGTCTCTTTGACCAATATGTAAAAGTCTGTGATGTGGTCTTGATCTTCCAACGCTTCAAGCCATTCATCAACAGCGTTTATATCAAATAAAACCGACGCTGAATGTTTATCCGAAACAATAAATTTGCTGCCCACTTTTACCAACGTTTGCGGCAGTTGTGCCTTTCCATCCTTGCCACGAAGCAAGGAAACAAGCTGCTTTTTAGCATTGGTTGTTAGTTCTGTGGGGTTCTCTACAAAGCCGAGCTGATAGAATGAACGATCAACTTCCTTTGTTACGGTGTGGTTCGTAAAGTACTCTCCTGTTAGAACTGTGCCATCGTCACGTTTGCCAAGAATGCTATATTTTATCCTCGGCCAAGTTACAGCGCGGCAAATTCCGTGTTTTTCCCATTCGAGGTCACCTGGTTGGTAGCCATTTCTTTGTAAATCCCGTGCCTCGTCAACTGAAACCTCATTATTTGTGACCAATATGCACCGTCTTTGGCCGTTATCCTCAACGTTCAACAGATTCACGGCATGGAGAGTTGTACCACTTCCGGCAAAGAAATCAACGATAAGGGCTTTTTTATTATTTCGAACAACTGCCATAATTGCATCTTTAGTAGAATAAAGTGATTTCGGGAAAGAAAATGCTCTTGACTGACCTACAATACTTGAAACCATGTCAGAACCATAAGCCCCAGCGTCATGATAAGAGCGGTGCCATACCGTTTTAATTACACGAGTATCATCCCTAGCATATTCAATGGTAACAACATTAGTAATCGGGTCACGACCGACAATTCGGATACCGCCACGCTCAATTTGTTGTTGATTTGGTTGACTTATGTACGAAATTCCCCAAGTTCTACGTTGTGAATCATATTTTCCACAAGCTACGTATCCTTTGGAAATCAGGTTGTTTAACGTGTCGCTACCAACACTCCATCTTCCAAATGAACCATCTTTTCTAATAGGCCACGCGACTTCATAGCCTTCAATCTTTTCACCAAGAACCGGTGATTGCGATAAAGGTAAGTAATTACCCGCCTTTACAACAGCTTGTCGCTCACTATCAACCAGCACAGGATAAAACATACTTTCCCGGTCGCTTCTATTTGCATCTGTTCCTGAACGTAGCAAACCCTTCCAACGTGGTTTTCTGTTGGGGATAGGTGGGTTTAGCAAATTATCATCGTTGTCAGCAACAAATGCGTTAGGAGCAAAGCAATACACTATATATTCCTCTACCCGCGAAAAGCGTCCCTGAGTAACCCCTTTAGGGTTTATCACAACTGTTACCATTTGGATATAAAACTCTGGAAAAAGTTGTTCTAACAGAATTCGAAGGTGATGCACCTCGTGTTCGTCAATGGTGACGATGAGAACACCTGTGTCTGGGTTCAAAATCCTCTTCGCAATCCTCAGCCGCTTCTGCATCATTGACAGCCACTTGCTATGACGCCAGCTATCAGAGGAATCCACATAGTCATTGTTGTATTTCCAATCTTTTGCCCCTGTGTTGTATGGCGGGTCGATGTAGATGCAATCTACCTGTTTGGGGTATAGGTATTCCAGCAATTGGAGAGCGTGGTAGTTGTCTGCTTCAATGAGTGTGTGCCATAGATTACTATCAGGCGCATTTTCTACAGATTCAATCGGTTGGAGCATAGGAAATATCGGCTCGCCAAATTGGGCAACCGAAACAAGTTCCGTAAGTGGGATGGCCACAGCATCGCCTGTTATCTTTTTACGGCAAAGGGCAGTATCGCCATTTAATTTCACCACTGTATAAAAATCATTGATGTGTCCTGTTTTTCGTGCAACGGTCGAGCCAAGTTTGACAGCAACATCATAAAGCGGAGTACATTCAGGGATGTGTTCTTCGAAAACTAGTCCAAATTTTTTATTCTTAGATAGGCGAGCAACTTCCTGTTCCAAGCGAATACGTAAAGACGTATCAGGGATTTGCCTTATTAAATCGTTGATTGCAGCCATATTTTAGATCCCCCCATTAATATCATTCGTTTCGTGCTTACTCCACGAACGACCAAAAAGCTCATTTCCATCCGACAACCGCAAAATCGTTGTAGCTTCTAAAATCTTGTGTGCCTTTGTGGTTGTAGAATCAGCTTTGTCAAACGCAATAAAGATCTGTCGTCCACTGGCCTGATAACGTTCCAATATGTGTTCTAGGTGTATGTCCTCAATGCGTTTGAGAATATTAGAATCATGAATGAGTACAGGGATTGGCCGTAACTCAAGCACACTTAAATCGTAAACCACCAGGCTCTTAAACGCAGTACCCTCACTGGTGTTTCCAGGAGTCTCGAAGGTGATTTCCTTTTGGGGAGTAATCTGCAGAATGGGTGCTATTTCTTGGTGTTCAGTCACTACACCATTTATCGTTGCCATACGTAGGTTGATGTTGTCCTGTATTTCTTCCAGCTTCTCGGTTTGTTGTAGCAATAGTCTTTCTAGCTTGTGCTCTGCTTCGGCGCGGATTTCCTGCAATTGTTTCTGGTGAATCAACTCGGCTGTTTCCTCTTCTAGTCTATCAATGCTTTTTGACACGTTGACACATTGGGAGAGGACTCGTTCCGACATCTCTTTTGCCAAACCGGATTCCTCTATCTTTTGATGTAAACGTTTGATTTCTTTATCGCAATGATCAATGAGCGGTTGCAAACGTGCTATTTCCTGAGCCATTTCTTCGCCCAGAATTTCTCTTATTCTCTTATGAAAGTGCTCAATTTCCTCGAAGGCTTTTATATCAGTATTTGGGAAAAAATGCACCAGGGAATCAAATTCACTGGCGGTTTCAGGATTAGTGTCAGCGATGTTACTCGAAATTGCATTAAGCTGAGACTGCAGACGATTGCGTTTGCGGATGAATTTATTCAACTCTTTTTGAGCCGCTTTTATCCGTTCAAATGTCTGTGTATCAAACCCAAACAGCGCTAATTGGGCCTCTTCACTGTTTTTCATTAGCTTCTGGAGCCTTTTCTTCAGTGACTCTATAGTCTTCTGATTCATTTCAATTTTTGCGGTGTCAACCTGCTGACGCTTACGCGATTTAAGCTGCGAGGATTTGACACCAAGTTCTTCCTCCATGTTCCTAATGGCAGAAAGAATATTGTAGTGACCAAATAGTTTCATCAGAAAATCAACTGCTTTTTCATCCTGTTCACGAGGCTTTACGAGCAGGGGGTACTTCTCCAGTGTATTTTCCCGGCCATAAATACGAAAATACCGCTCTGTAATCTCCGAAAATGTAAGGGCTGGAAGTCCAACCTTGTATTCCTGAAAGAGAAAGCTCCGAAATTCATCAAGCGACAACTTTGTAATGAAATGGCCTTCTTTATCACAGCGATATACATTTTTAGGTTCATCGGTTCTCCGGTAAAAGTAATGTGGCTGTCCTTCAAATTGAAAAGTGAAATAAATGGTATGAGGGCCGATCTCTTTTTTAATGTCATCAGAAAGGGTGTAGTAGCCTTCACCGCCGAATGCATAGTCGATAATCCACAGGAATGTTGATTTGCCGATGGCATTACTGCCGCCAGCACTACCTAAAACCGTATTAAGTCCTGAATTAAATTGGATGTTTTGATGCCCAGGTGCAAATTTATCACATCGAATTTCTGTCAACATAGCGTAGTACCCTCCCTTCATCGATTAGTTCAATTTTCCCCAATGCAAACAAGCAGTCTAAAGCACTTAGAAAATCGCCCATATCATTCTTCCCTGATGTGGTTAGTTCAAACAGCTCTTTAGGAGACATATCTCGCTGCGTCAATACTTCTAAGATATCTGGAAAACGGGCGATAACGCTGTTTGTATAAGATGTAACTTTATTCGGCAATCTCATCGAATACCTCACACCTTTGCACGAAGTAGGAGATTATTATTTCACAGGCTTCTTTGTATTTGCGGCCAGTCTTTTCAAACAATGTTTCAACGAGCAGATTATAAATGGCACTTTGGGAGGGAAGCGATTCGCTTGCATCTTCATACATCCGCTTAATACTTTTAGCAAACTTATCAACGTTTAGCTTGTTTTCTCCTGCCAATCGATCTAACGCATTATTAACGCCTTCATACAACTGCGTAACATCAAAAAGCACACGCTCTTTCAACCGCTTTTCAGTGACTTTCTTTTCAACCTTGACAGGTTCTATTTTGAGACGTGTATCATCTGTAACATCCATTAAGTTTACTTCACGAAGCACATCTTCAATTTGATTTTGCAATGTATATAGTGACGTTGCATTCCTTGCCGCCGTAAGATTTTCTAAATAATGTTTGTCCGATAATAAAGCCAATTTATCGTCTTCTGAGGCATTTTGCATTTCGCGTTCACAGTCAACACATAGAATAACATCATCAGTTTCAGAAAGGTGAACGACTTTAGCGTAATTAACGTCGTTACCTTCTTTTTTTATGCCTAATGGTCTCCCACATTTTTGACATTTGCCGCCTGTCTCTGTTAGTAAAACCAAAGCGCGAGTGTTAATCGCTATTTCATCGGCGATCCCCATTGAGAAATTGCTGTATGCCGTAAGAAAGTCTATGCTCGTTTTTTGTGTGTCAAAGGACTGTATGTACTCACCGGTTATCTCTCTTATGCTTTCTTGACAGTTGCGGTTTTCTACATTGACCACCGTATATAGGAAAAGCCCGGCCAGAAAGTCTTCTAATACAAAAGCATTACGTCCTGCAATAGTTGCTTTTGTCATTCCGTTAACTCTTTCCACAATTGTATCAGGCTCGATTGTGTCATCAGAAGCGACGATATCCTTCAACGCAAGAACGATGTGGCTCCTTTTGTTGCTGTCCAGGAGAGATAGGATATTATGTTTGAAATAATCAGCAACAGTACGCAAGTCCACTGTTGGGGCATTTTCAGTCACGATAGGCGATAGATTTTTCTTACCACGAACCAAATCTGAAGTAGTGCCATCATCTTCACGAATATCATAATTTGGCGCAATAGAAAGCAAGATGGTGCCACACAACCGCTTTTGCGTAACGCTTTTTGCTTTACAAAGCGTTAAAACCGTTGCGTAAGAACCAAAGCACAGCTTTTTCATAAATTGCGCCCCCTTAATTAAATCTAAGAATTCGATGCATCATCATCGACATAGTCAACAATATCACCAATGTTCACATCAAGAGCCTTACAGATTCTGGCTAATACGTCCATGCTTACCGGCAAGTCCTTACTCATCTTCGCTATCGTAGTTGATGTCAGATTCGTCTTTGCCATCAAGTCTTTTTTCATCATCTTTTTATCAATTAATAGTTTCCAAAGCTTGTTATAACTAAATGCCATTATATCGCCTCCAAGCATTCTGGACGCTCTTAAAATAAGTTGTTACCTAATTATAGCAAATAACTAAGCAAATAAAAAACATAAATTTAAATATGTTAATTTAATCTTTGCAAATGCTTAGTCCAATTTTCTGCGATAAAAACAAATGAAAATTTGCTGAGTAATAGCGGAGTGATAGCGGAGCTGTAGCTGAGGACTCACCGTGCTTGAGCCAATAAAATCAATATAGACGGTCAGACAAGCCGTACTTTTCATGGAAAGGAGATGCGTCGAGATGCGAGATATCCGAAACGCTCGCGGCAAGCTGGTCTGCCGCCTGGATGAGAAAGCTGGCGTCGTAGAAATTGTCTACAAAGGCTGCAAGACGCTGATTTTTATTAAACCAGATGGAAAAGCAGTAATCATAAATACAGAAGTAGCATAACCGCAAACACAAGTCAATAACGAGAATCCGCAGAACCGCGAGACGGGCAGGATGACACCAACCACTGGTGTCGCCGCCCGTCTCGTTTTGTTTCTACGGATTTGAGACATCGGCCCCCTGCGGATTTTCAAGCCAACTTTTGAAAATCGCAGGAGGAAAAAGATGTTAATAAATTACAAAGATGCCGATGGCAGAATCATCGAATTGGAGGTTTCTGACGAAGTCGGTACCTTCTATCTCAGTTCCGTAGAAGAAGAAAAGAAAAATGAACGGCGGGAAACCCGCCGCCACACTTCCCTTGAGAGTTTCACCTATGAGGACAAGCGGTTCTTTGACGATGGAACGGACTTGCTTGCCGACCTTATAGCTTCAGAAACTGTTAGCCGCGCTATGTCCCACCTGACCGAGCGACAGCAGTACCTTATCCGTAAAACCTGTCTGGAAGGTTGGAAATACACAGAACTTGCTGCCCTGGAAGGCGTGGACGAGTCCGCTATACGCCACGCTGTAAACCGAGCAAAGAACAAACTTAAAAAAGTGTTATAGTAACCGTCCGATTTATCTTCCGCAGGTGGCATAAAGCAGAAGGCACAAGAAATCAGCCTTCGGAAAGGCAAGGTGATCCGAATGAAGCACACGCTTAGAATTAGTGTTTCAAAGGAACCACAGGGCGGCGGAATAGTTGGCTGTCGCCATGTCACCGTGCGCGAGAGACTGCTGCGTCTCCTGCTTGGTGACAAGCAAAGGCTGACGGTCATTTTCCCAGGCGACAGTGTGAGAGCGCTTTCAATTATTGAGGAGGGGGGTGATAGCCATGAGCAAAACCAAGCTATTGCTAGATGTAGCGGCTAACCTAAAAAATCTGGCAGACAGCATTTGGGCTGTAGCAGAGACAATGGCGGATGGTGAGCCTAGCGGGGCTTTGAAGCCGGAAGCACCAACTGTCAAAAAGGAAGAAAAACCTGAAACCAAAGCGGTCACGCTTGAGCAAGTCCGGGCTGTGCTGGCTGCGAAAAGCCATGATGGCTTTACCGCTGAGGTCCGAGCACTGTTGGAGAAGCACGGTGCATCAAGGCTCAGTGAGATTGACCCGGCGAATTATCCCGCACTTCTCACGGATGCGGAGGGGCTGAAATGAGTAAACACGCTATACTCTCCGCTTCTGGAGCGCACCGCTGGATGAACTGTACTCCATCAGCCAGGCTGGAACTAGAGTTCGATGAGAGTGAAAGCGAAGCTGCTGCTGAGGGTACCGCAGCTCATGCCCTCGCTGAACACAAACTGCGCCGAGCACTAAAAATGCGCTCGAAGAAGCCAATCTCCAAGTACGACTGCGACGAAATGGACGCCCACACCGACGCTTACGTGGATTTTGTGCTTGAAACCATCGCCCAGATAAAGTTGGCCTGCAACGACCCGTTGGTGCTGATTGAGCAGAGGTTGGATTTTTCCAGGTATGTACCGGATGGTTTCGGAACCGGCGACTGCGTTATTATCGGCGATGGTACACTCCATGTTATTGATTTTAAGTATGGGCAGGGCGTTCTGGTGAATGCCAAGGACAATCCCCAGATGAAGCTGTATGCACTTGGTGCCCTGGAACTGTTTGACGGGATATATGACGTCAGTACAGTGGCCATGACCATTTTTCAGCCACGCCGGGAGAATGTCAGCACCTTCACGGTATTTAAGGAATCGCTTTATCAATGGGCGGAGGAAACACTGATACCCACGGCTGAGTTGGCTTTTAAAGGTGAGGGCGACTACGTCCCGGGTGAACACTGTCAGTTCTGCCAGGCTGCGGTAAAGTGTCGAGCCAGAGCCGAAGCCAAGCTTAAACTGGCGGCCTTTGAGTTTGCACTTCCTCCCTTGCTTTCCGATGAGGAAATTGGTGAGGTTCTTAATTTGATCGGCGACCTGACGAGTTGGGCAAATGAGATTATATCCTATGCCACAGACGCCGCTGTGAACCATGGCAAGGAGTGGCCCGGTTTCAAGGTGGTCGAGGGGCGCTCCGTCCGGAAATATACCGATGAGAAGGCCGTCGCCGAAGCAGCAAAAGCTGCTGGATACCGCGACATCTATAGAGAGAGCCTTATCAGCATTACTGAGATGGAAAAGCTGATGGGCAAATCAAGGTTCAATGAAATTCTCGGCGGACTGGTTATAAAGCCGCCCGGCAAACCGACCCTGGTTCCGGTTACGGACAAGCGACCGGCGATGAGTATATCAAACGCAAAAAACGAATTTATGGAGGTTTAATACTATGTCAAATACAGCAAACAGAGTTAATCGTAGTCCTGGGAAAAATCCTACCAAGGTTATCACCGGCATCGTACGCCTATCCTATGCGAACGTATGGGAACCCAAGTCCATCAACGGCGGTGCGGAAAAATACAGTGTCAGCCTGATTATCCCCAAGTCAGACACTAAGACCATCGCGGCCATCAATGCAGCTGTGGATGCAGCGATCGAGGAAGGCAAAGGCAAATTTGGCGGCAAGATTCCTTCTAAAGCGCAGTTAAAACTTCCGCTTCGTGATGGCGATGTCGACCGCCCTGATGACGAAGCCTACTCCAACAGCTATTTTGTAAACGCCAATAGCAATACCGCTCCACAAATCGTGGACAGACAAGTCAACCCTATCCTTGAGCGTTCAGAAATCTATTCTGGTGTTTACGCGAGAGTCAGCATAAACTTTTATGCCTTCAACTCCAACGGCAACAAAGGAATTGCCTGTGGCTTGGGCAACATCCAGAAAATTCGTGACGGTGAACCGCTGGGCAGCAAATCAAGTGCTGCTGATGATTTTGCCACTGATGTGGACGATGATTTTCTGTCATGAGAACGCTTAGTATTGATTTAGAGACTTTCAGCACGATAGACCTCGCGAAAAGCGGGGTCTATCGCTATACTGAGTCCCCGGATTTTGAAATCCTGTTGTTCGGCTACAGTGTTGACGGCGGAGGTGTTCAGGTTATTGATCTGGCCAGAGGTGAACATATGCCGGATGAGATTTACAGCGCCCTTTTAGATGAATCCGTTATCAAATGGGCACATAATGCGCAGTTCGAACGGGTATGTCTGTCCCGCTATCTTAACCAGTGGCTGAAACCAAATTCCTGGCGCTGTACCATGGTCTGGTCCGCCTATCTTGGTCTGCCTTTATCGCTGGAGGGTGCTGCGTTGGTCACCGGCGCAGAAAAGCAAAAGCTGATCGAGGGGAAAGATCTAATCCGCTACTTCTCCATGCCCTGCAAGCCTACAAAAACAAACGGCCAGCGAACACGTAATCTTCCCGAGCACGACATTGAAAGATGGGAACGCTTCAAAGCCTATAATGCCAGCGATGTGGAAACGGAAATGGCAATACAGGCAAAGCTGGCGAATTTTCCCGTACCGGAAGATGAGTGGAAAAACTATATCCTTGACCAGGAAATCAATGATCGAGGTATCCTGCTGGACATGACCCTGGTCAGGCAGGCGATCAGCTGTGATGAGCAATCCCGGTCGGAACTGACGCGAGTTATGCAAGAACTGACTGCACTGGATAATCCCAACTCAGTCGCGCAGATGAAGTCCTGGCTTGCTGATCATGGCCTTGAAACAGATACGTTGGACAAGGCCACGGTTAAGGAACTGCTTAAGACCGCACCCGGCAGTCTGGGACGTGTTTTAGAATTACGGCAGAAGCTAGCCAAGTCCAGTATAAAGAAATACACAGCGATGGAAAACGCAGTCTGCTCCGACAGTAGGGCGCGCGGGTTGCTGCAGTTCTATGGAGCTAATCGTACCGGCCGCTTTGCTGGGCGGTTGATCCAAGTACAAAACCTTCCGCAAAACCATCTATCGGATTTAGAGGAAGCTCGCAATCTTATTCGTTCCGGGCAATTTGATGGGGTGTATGAGCACTATATCAAAGATGATACCCTGACCACCATTGAATCAGCTGAAGCGGCCGGAAATGCCGACCTTAGGGAATGGGCTAATCCTAAGACCAGAGGCAGTTTCATCACCGCTGTGCCGGAATGGGAACCGGGACAGTTAGTAAACATTGAGCTTCCTGAACGAGGTGTGAACGCAGTTTTCCTAGTCCAAAAGGTGACCATCTCCTTAAGTGAAGCCGGTCTTTGGATATACACCATAGAATACGGCGGACGCCTCTTAGGGATAGCCGATTTTCTTAAAGCCCTGGTCTCCGCCCAGCAGAAGAAAAAAATGAACGACACCAAACTGATCCATAAGTTCGTTTATGGAACCGAAGCCATAGCGATAAAAGATGCGCTGCTTACAGCAGGCAGAAACCGGCCCTGGCTGGTCGAAAGCTGTGCAAGCAGCGCAGTAATGATAGGAGGTTGATGTAATGGCTGGCGGATATATTCAAGTCCCGCCCGACAGCATCGGGAAAAAGTTAAACGCGCGCTACCGGGCGATTGAAGGCACAGCGGGCTATGAGCAGTATGTTGCCCTACAAGGGCTTCCTACCTTTTATTGTTTAGCGCGCAGCATTTCTCTGGCGCAAAACAAACATTTGTTTTCCATATATAACGATACAGGCAGCGGGTATTTAATTCGGGTCCCTAGGCTATCCATTGTCAACATGTCACTGACATCGGTTTCCGGCGTAGGGGTGGAACTGGATTTTATGCGTACCACCAGCCAGAGCGGCGGTACGGTTATAACTCCGCAAAAAGCTGACACGGCGGATGTTAACCTGACAGCGACAATTCATATTGCTACCGGAGCCACCATTGCTGAAGGGGCCTTGCTGTGGCCGGTGACTCTTAATAACGATGAAATTCCCCTGACCCTTAATGCCACTCCTTTGCTGGATTTCAATATGATACCCCGGGGAATGGACGTTAAGCCTTTATGTATACGGCCAGGAGAAGGTTTCAGTATCAAACAGATAACCAACACCAGTGTCGGCCTATGGTCAATACTGGCGGTGATTACAGCTGAGGATATCACATAGGAGGTTAGGCTATGTCTATGATATGGCAAATGCACAAGTGGGGGCTTGAAAACATCCCGCAACCGGAAAGCCAACCTGTACCCACTATTGGCAGCCTGGCCCGCATCTTTCCCCAGACCCAAGCTATGTCATTGCCTAGGGGGTTGCAGATATCAACAAGTATTGATGGCAGCCAGTGGAGTGACTGGGCGGATGTGGACTTTTCCGAAGCTGTAACAGTACCTTTCCCGGGCTTTATCAAATTCAGGGCCTATCAAAAAGCCAACGTGCAGGTCTTTAACTACAAATCGCCAGATGAAGCCGACTCGCTGGTTGGCCTGACGGTGGTATTAGGCCAGTATGGAGTGGTGTGACATGAAAGATACTATAAGCTTTAAATCAGAATGGTATTTGGAATACGGGGATGGCAAAGTTATCGGCCCCTTAAAAAACTATGTTACCAGCGCAGGCTTAAGTATAGCTGCCCAGAAGCTGGCCGGGCTATCCAGCCCCTATCTTGTTATTGGTGATGATACGGCCGAAGGGGATACCATATCCGAAGTTTACCGCAAGGCGGTATCGGTGGTGACCCAGTCCGGAAACATGATCCGCTTCAGGACGGTACTCTTGTCTGGAGAAGGCAACGGGCAGCACCAAAAGACCTGTATCTTTACTGACGCCAGCGATGCCCCCGGTTCAGGCATTATGTTTAACCTCTTAAAAGTACCCTGGGGCAAGGAAAACCAGATGATTTTGACAGTGGAATGCAGGCTTACTCTGCAGTAGGGGGTGATTTTTGTGTTGTTTGCAGCTGAAAGCGGCCGAACCGTAATCGATGAGAACCTGGCTAATGCTGCTATGATGATGCAGGAATTCTCGCATATTTATGAAGGCACCGCTTTTGGTGGCAAAACCGGAGCGGGCATTGCTGAATTTGACTGTGCCGGATATGACCATGCGGTGCGTTTTAAAGCCGATGCCGCTGCCGCTATCGCGAGAGTGACCTTTGAAATTATCAAGCATGGTCAGGGTGCCGATCTCTTGGTCGAACTGCGGGACGGCTTTAATCCGGAGGGTTCAACAGCGGGTTCGTTGCTCAGATTCATGGTGTTGCCCAAAGAGTTTATTCCCACCAGCAAGGGATATTTCAGCATCCCTATAGATATATCTGACTTAGTGAGCGGCGCTTACTACTGGCTGATCATTAAAAAAGCCGGGGATGCTGATAACCATTTCCACCTGCATGGGGAAACCATACAAGACTCCTTATACCCTACTTACAAAAGAGCGGGAAACAGCGGAGCCTGGACAGCGGAGAACGCCATCCACTTCAGCGTATATAACGGGGAAACGGGCAACCTATTACATGGCATCTATGGCTACAACGCTATTACCTGGCTTATATGGGACGGTGATCTAATCGCCAAAGCCTACCGGTACCTGCCCCCCGCTTCCGGTTTTTCTGGCGGGGTCAGGCAGATCAAAACCTATCAATGGTCAGGCGAGATATTAAAACGGGGGGTGGTGTAATGTTTGGCTCAGAAGAGATTCTGGCTTTTATCCGCAGGCAGGTCGGAGTAAGGAACGATGCTACTGATCCGGCGGGTAGTCTACATGCCAAAATCGGCAACCTGAAAGATGTTATGCAAAATTATATAAAGAACTACACCATCATGCAATTAGGCACTATATCGTCAAACACCAGCGGCTGGAGCAGTACTGAACAAAGTGTAACCATTTCCTACAATGGCACAGGTATATTGCAAAACATATATATACAAGCCAGTGGTTCGTCCTCATGGACCAGTAGATGCCGGGCTACCGTAACAGTTGACGGAATGGCCCTACCTGCCTTTGGTTCTGCTAACGGCAGTGTAGCCTGGGGAGTATCCAATGTCTGCCTTTTTTCAGATTCAGCAGGAAAAATCAATGTAATCAGCAGCCGAGCCAATTTAGGCATACCCTTTCGCTCATCTCTGTCTGTTACCATATATTTTTCTGTTTCCAGCGGGGGCGGCGGATCTATGGTTGGCAAGCTGGAAATCTACAGGTATTAACGAAGGGAGGCAGACTTATTGTTTTTGGTATATAACAAGAACGACGGTTTAGTAGTGCAAGCATCTGAGACTGAACCGGTACTGGCTCCGGAACAGGACTATGTCTTCGCCCATGACCCTGAACTTAATTTATCCAATTATGAAGCTATTCGGGTTATTGCTAAAGAAGGCTGTCATTTGGAGCTAAAGCCCACTGCCGAATGGCTGGGTAGAGTAAACGGCAGCAGTAATATCACGCTGGATGAGAAAGTTGCCAGGTTGGAACATTACAACCTGGTACTGATGGAGGCTGTAGCCATACTTTCGGAGGCAAATCCCGGCACGGTCAGCACTGAATTGATGGCTGAATTGGTGCTGGCAGGAAGGAGAACCATTGATCAGGTGCCAACTGATATACAAAAGGAAGTGTCAGGCAGGATTGCATCAGCTATCGAATAATCGGCAGCTTAAGTTATTTTTCAGGATGGGCCATGGGGCTCTTTTTTATTGCCAATTTTAAGGAGGACTAACAATGAAAAGCTCATTTCAAATCGCCTTTACGGCCTTTGGCGGCTGGCTGGGCTGGGTCTTGGGAGGCTGGGACGGCTTTTTATACGCACTGATTACCTTTGTGGTTATCGATTACCTGACCGGCGTCATGTTGGCCATACTGGAAAAACGCCTTTCCAGCGAGGTCGGTGCCAGGGGCATCTTTAAGAAGGTGCTGATTTTTGCCCTGGTGGCAGTGGGACACATTATCGACACCCAGGTAATAACAAACGGTAGCGCTGTCCGTACCGCGGTCATCTTCTTCTATTTATCCAACGAAGGAATCAGTATTCTGGAAAACGCAGCCAAGATCGGCCTGCCTATTCCGGAAAAACTCAAACTGGTTTTGGACCAGTTGAATAAGGAGGAAAAGATTAATGGCTAGATTATGTTTCGACTACGGGCATGGCGGCAATGACCCGGGTGCAGTATATAAAGGAAGAAAAGAAGCTGATGATGTGCTTAGCCTAGGTCGGGCCGTAGCAGCAGTGTTGAGACGCCATGGAGTAATCATCGATGAGACCAGGGCGGCTGATGTTAGTGTAAGCCTGAAAGCTAGATGTGATTTTGAAAACATGGGCAGCTTTGATTACTTCATATCCTTTCATCGTAATGCTTTTAAGCCGGAAACCGCTACCGGTGTAGAAACTTACACTTATTTGAATCCGGGAGCCAAGTCAAAGGGGCTGGCTGAAAAAATTCAAAGCTCCCTGGTGGGGGTCGGTTTTGCAAACCGGGGGGTTAAAACTGCTAATTATCAGGTCTTAAGAGAAACCAGGGCTCCTGCAGTACTAATTGAAATAGGCTTTATTGATAACAGCCAGGACAATGCACTGTTTGATGCCAAGAGAGATGAAATTGTCAAAGCATTTGCTGGCGCTATCCTCTCCCAACTGGGGTTAGCATACATGGAAGAAAGCAAGAATGGTCTGGAAGGAGCTTTGGAGGTGTTAGTAAGAAACGGTATACTTAAATCCCCCGAATATTGGCTGGAAAATGCCCGGCCGGGTAAAACCATTAAGGGGGAATATGCCGAACTACTTATTGAACGAGTGGCTGAATATATTTCGTCTCAACAACATTGAATACTATTATTCTGAAGCAATCGCCCGTGGAGCAACTCGCTCTGCGGGTTTTTTCTTTTTGCTGGGGTTCGACTCCCGCAAGTTTTTCGCATATCGGTGGGAGGTAATGACGGTGAAATATTTTGATACCGTCCGATTGTTGCTCCTCCTGCGGCTTATACCGAAGGCTTTTAAGGTTTGCCTTCGGAGGAGGTATTGTAATGAATCAACAGCAAAAAGAGAAAATCATTAAAATGCGACAGGACGGCTTTAGTTATTCAAAAATATCGACAGCTCTTGGTATTTCGGAAAATACGGTGAAGTCTTTCTGCCGTAGGAACAATCTTGGTAGTGCTAATAAAGAAATCTTCTTTCAGAGGGACGGAATTCTTTGCCGACAGTGCAGAACCCCCCTTATCCAGACCGCTGGAGTGAAGCAGAAACGGTTCTGCTCGGATAAATGCCGCATGGCCTGGTGGAACGATCACCCGGAAGCCGTCAACCGTAAAGCCATTTATACTTTTACCTGCCCTATATGTGGCCGTGATTTTGAAAGCTATGGAAACAAGAAGCGCAAATACTGCTCCCGCGCTTGCTACGGCAGGTCGAAGGCGGTGCGGCATGAGTAGTAAGACATTAGCAGTCATCTACTATACGGCTACCATGGCAGTCTTCAATAGATGGCTTGCAGCAGGCATTATCCGAGAAGATGAATTGATGAAAATTGAGGCAACTATCGCTCAAAAATATG